AGGCGTGGCGGCGGGTATCGCGGCCGTCCTCGGGGCCGGGGTGCTGCCAGAGGGTGCCGTAGGGCTTTTCGACGGCGACGAGGCCGACGGTGGCGGGGTCGACGCAGCGGCGGTCTATGCCGAACTTGCCGACGCGGTGCTTGTCGGCTGCGCTGTCGGTGCTGAAGGTTCGGTGGCAGCCCTCGGCGGGGCAGTGGGCGCGGCCGGTGCCGGTCCACCAGGCGCCGCAGGTGTGGGTGATGGCTTGGTACGGGAGTTCGGCGGGCTGGGTGTCGACGGCTTCGGGGGTGACGGTGTCTGTCACGGATGGTCCTTCCGGGTCCAGAGGAAATTGGTGGAGCGCTTCGGGGGTTGGATGCGACCGGTCGTCGGGTCGGAGGTCTGTTGCGGCGCTCAGGCGGCGGCCCATGCGGGGCGCTGTGGAGGCCTGTACCGCTCCGGCTGCTCCCCGAGGGCGTCGAGAGCGGTTGAGGCCGCCAGCGCGCCACTCAGGGCCTCCCGTGCGGCGTTCACGGGCGCTGCGACCGCCACAACCACCGCGTACACGGCTGTCACTGCTACGGCGGCTGTGAGGACGATCCACGCGAGGAGCGCCCAGCCGAGGGTGAACGCGGTGTCGACGGCATCGGCGATCACTCGGACTCCTCGGTGCGCTCGGCCTCGACGATCACCCGGGTCGTGCGGCGGGCGAGCCGGAACACAACCTCCGGCTGCATGCGGCGGCGCGCGGCTAGCCTCTCCACCACGAACTCCGCGTCGGTGGACGTGCTGCTGCATTGCTCCCAGCTGCCGTCGGGCTGCTGGCCCTGGACGAAGTACTCGACGGTGGTGCGTCGGTCCTCGAAGTCGGCGCTGACGGTCGGGTACAGGTCGGGCATGGCGAGGCAGGCGTCGATCACCAGGGCCATGGTCTGCGAGTCCTTGGGTGCACCTTCGCTGCGGTCGCGCATGAGGCCCTGGACGTAGCCCATAACGGCGGCGTCGTGGAAGAGGCCGCGTTCGTAGTCGCTGAGGGCGTTAAGGAAGGCGTCGACTTCGGCGGCGCGCTGCTTCTCGCGTGTGGCGAAGTAGGCGAGCAGGGGCTCGGGGATCTCAGCCACGGCTGATCTCCTCGTCGGTCTGCACGCCAGCAGACGCGGCGGCGGGCCGGTCCCACTTGGCGCGGATCCGGTCGGCCTCGCCCGGATTCCACGGGCGCACCGTCCACTCGCCGTCGAACGGGCCCGCGCCATCGACGGGGATCTCCTCGCCGACGTGGTCCCATGCGGGCTGACCGCAGCGGTCGCAGGTCGCGAAGGACTGGCCGATCCACCGGAAGCCCTCGCACACCGGCGGCGGTTCGGACTGCGGCTCCGAGGGCTGGGTCTCGGCGGCCATACGGCGCAGAAACCCAACAGCTCCACGCCATCCGGCCACGGTGCGACTGGTGGGCCCGTGCAGGGCGATGAACTCGGCGAGGTCGTCGGCGGCTTCCCGCAGTACGTCGGCTCGGGTGGTGGTCGTGTCCTCGGACCCGGCAGGCGCGTCGTCGCCCATGAGGGCGGAGGTGATCAGCCCTCGGTACTCAAGGGCGCTGCGGCCTAGGACGGCCTCCGTCTCCAGCACCGCGCGGACTCGCTCCATGGCGGCCCCGTCCGCAGACGGCGGCAGCACCCCCAGCACCGCATCAGCCATGTACGCGACTGCGTCGGCTTCGGTCATCCCACCGAGCCCGGGACGGCGCGCCTCGTACAGCGCTTGGATGATGCGGTCGCGGTCGGTGCTGGTGGGCGGTACGGCAACCAGCCCGGCAGGAACGGCGGCAAGCAGCGCCTCCACATCGCCGCGAGTCGGCGCATAGCAGGCGCGGGGCCAGTCCTCGGAGCGGAAATGCTCGCTGTAGGCGATCTCTCCTCCCAGAGTCTGAGCGGTCGGTAGGAGCCGCAAGTAGGTGCGGATACGGGCAGCGGCGGCCTGCGGGTTGTTCATGGTTCCTCCGGGTCGGGTCGATACGGTGGCGGGGCCGGCCGGGCGTGTTAGGCGCACGCCCGGCCGGTCCTTCGTGGGTGGTCACGCGGCGGGCAGGGTGAGCGCGTCGAGACGACGGGCAGCGGCTTCGCAGTACTCCTCGCGGGCTTCGATGCCGATCGCGTGCCGGCCGGACTGGCGCGCCGCGTCCAACGTGCTGCCGGAGCCCATGAACGGATCGACGACCAAGCCGCCTTCGGGGCAGGCGTAGCGGATCAGCGGATCGAGGATGCCGAGCGGCTTCTCCGTCGGGTGAATGCTGCGGCTGTGCATCGACCGGACCCGCTGTACGGATCGCGGGATACGCATGCCGTCGTCGTCCCAGCGGTGCACACCGATCTCTCCGGTGTGCGGTGTGGTGGCACGGACAGCGGATCCGCTGCGTTTGGTGGAGTTGCCGCGTTCGCGCTGGACCTCGTGGTGCACGTCGCGCCAGTCGCCGCGGTACCAGTGGGTGGCGATCTCATGGACGCGCTTGAAGCGGTCGGCGGCGAAGCCGGAGCCGTTGTGCTTCTCCCAGATGATGTCCTGCGAGAGCTTCCAGCCGGACGCGGCGAACTCCGGGTAGTGGTCCATGAAGGTGCGCATGCTGCCGAAGCACCACATTGACGGGGCGATGCCGACGATCCATTCGGGCCAGCCCTTGGGCCAGCGGTCCCAGTCGAGGCTGGTCTCCTGGTACGGCGGGTCGGTGACAATGCAGTCGGCCTGCAGTCCGAGCGCGGGCAGGACTTCCCGCATGTCGCCGTGGTAGATGGCGAGTCCGGCGTCTTCGTCGTGCCAGTAGGGCTCGGTCATGGCGTTCACTGGCCCGTCTCGGCCACAGCCGCAACAGCAGCGGGACGGGCGGCCAGGTCGGCGCGGAGCCGCTCGATCGTGGCGCGCATCCGCTTCATCGCCGTCTCGTCCTCGCGGTGCCAGCGGATCAACTTCTCGACCTCGGCACGGGAGTCCCGGAGCGCGGCGAGCAGCAGCCGCCCCGTCGCGAGGTCGATGCGTGCACCGGTTTCGGCGGCGGCGTCGAAGACCGCCTCAACCTCGTCGAGGTCGAGCGGGGTGTGGGTCATCGGGGTTCCCTTTCGGTAGGTACGCGGGCGGCGGGTGTAACCCGCTGAGGGGGTGTTGTTTCGGTTGGGTTGCCGGGGGTGCGGTTTTCGGGGCGGCCGGTCGCTGAGCAGGTCAGGCGGCGAGGGCCGTTGCGGGCGTGCGCCGTTCGGCGTCGTCGGTGACGTGGCTGGGCTTGATGCAGCCGTTGTAGCCGCAGTTCGCCACGACCCGGCCTTCCGGGTGACGGCCGCGGTCTGCGGCGAACAAGATCTGCGCCGGGGTGTACGGCTTGCCGTCGATCTGCGGCCACCGGGGGCCGTCCCAGTCGAGGTGGCCGCCGAAGACGCGCACGGCGTACCGGTCGGCGTACTCGCGGACCGTGCGCGGCCTCGACGCTGGCCGACCGTTGCGGGCTTGGGCGACTTGGGCCGCGACAGCGTCCTCGGACAGGCCGCGGCGGGCGATGGCGCGCTGCAGCGACGCCCGCTCCGCCTCCGTCAGACCGCCACGGATGCCGCCCTGGCCGCTATCGAGGGCGTCTTGCAGGCAGGCGTCGGCGACGGGGCAGCGACGGCATACGGCCTTCGCCTCCTCGATCACCCGCAGCCCGGCGGAACCGTCGGGGTGGAACAGGTCCGGGTCCTCGGTGCGGCAGGCGGCGGCATCGGTCCAGGCGTTCACGCGGCGGTTCCTTCCTGGGGTCGGCGGACGGTGCTGCTGGCAGGGTTGCCGCTATCCGGCTGGCGGGTCCACTGCTGGAACCGGTCCGGGATCTCAAGGCCGAACGCCCGGTACTCCTCGGTGAGGTAGCCGTTGAACTCGTCCCGGTGGGCTTTGATCAGCCGGTCGACGGCGAGCTCTCCAGCGTGGACACGGAGCTCCTTCGCCGTCGCGCCCATTGCCGCCGCCGTCTCGGCGTCGCGGCGGCGGGAGTCCTGGCGGCGGGTCATCTCGACGTGGACTTCGGAGCGGCGCCGGCGGCATTCGGTGATCCGTTTGGTGAGATGTTCGCGGTGGTCGAGGCCACGCTTGCGCCAGTCGACGCCGGCAAGGGATTTGTCGTCGCGCCGGTCGTGGAGCTGCTGCTCGATGTCGCGGATGAGTTCGCCGAGTTGCCGCTGCCAGCGCTTGAGGTTGCGGGGGTGGCGGAGCGCGGCCCGCTCATCGCGGTCGCCGTTGTTGCGGACATCTGCGGCGACGATCTCCCGGAAGTCGATGTCGGGGATCGAGTTGAGGCGTTCGATGGCGGGCTGGCTGGCCGAGGACGGCTCGGGGATGATCTCGGCCGGGGGTTTGGTGAGGTGCCACCAGGTGCAGGCGCATTCGTAGGGGCGCATCGGGAGGCCGGTGCGCAGGGCGGTGCGGGCCGCGGCGGTCTCGGCTGCGCCCTGGGTCGCGTAGCGGGCCTTCGTCGGGTTCGGGCATGCAGTCATCAGGCGGCCTCGCCCTCGATGACGCGGAGCTTCGGCTTGCCGGTGCCGCGGCCTTCGAGCCGGTCCAACTCGGCTTCGAGGGTGGCGAGGTGGGCGGCCTGCTCCTCCGGCGTCCACATGGGGGCGGGCTCGGCGTTGCGGCGACGGGCGGGGCGCGCGTGGCCGAACGTGCCGGTCGGCAGGGCCTCGGCCATGAGGCGCTCGTAGGCGTTCATGCGGCGGTGACCTCGGCTTCCGTGTAGCGGCGGGCGTGGACGGTGGTGCGGGCGCGCCCGTCTTCGTGGCAGGGCACTCCGGGGGTGACCTGGCACTGCGGGCAGCAGGCCGTGGCCTCCACCCACGCGGACCGGCGCTGCGGGTGCGGTTCCGTCAGCAGCCGGCCGGAGGTGCGGAGCTTGCACGGCTTGTGCGCGGCCACCCCGCAGTGCGGGCAAGCGACGGCGCGGGCCGGGTCCTGCTTGGCGCGCATGAAGTGGCGGAGGCTGTCGGGCATCGGGGCGGAGTGGCGGATGGTCACTGGTTCTCCTCGTCGAGTTGCTGGCGTTGTTCGATGCGGTAGCGGCGTACCGCTTCGGCCCAGGCTTCGGGCGGCAGGCTGTGTTCCGGTGGTGGGCCAGGCGGGGAGCTGCCGGTCGGCCAGGCCCCGGGACGGTGACCGGGAGGCTTCGGCGGGGCGGCCGGCTTTGCAGGACCGTCGCGGCGGGACCGGCCGATCTGGATCTGCGCCCGCATCAACGCCCGCAACTCCTCACGGCCCTCAGCACGGACCGCCCGCATGTCGGCCACCTGAATGCCGTCGTCCTCGGGGATCGCCTCACCGGTCACGACGCGGCCTCCTCGTCGACGATCACGGCGTCCGGGATGTCATCGACCTCGCGGGCCAGGTGCAGGGCGGACCGGGCCTTGATCGCCTGCTCCTGCTCGGCCAACTGCTCCGCGGTCAGCTCCCGCTCACCCGACGCAGCCCGCAGGCGGGCGGTGTGCGGCTTCAGGCGCGGCTTCCCCAACGGCTGCTTCGCCGTGCCGCCCGAGCCCTTGCACGGCTTGCCTATCGCCGCATGACAGGCCGGGCACTCGACACCCAGCGGGCCAGAACGACGCACCGAGTCCAGCAGCTCCGCCTCGGCGGTCTCCTCGTCGTCGACCGTCCGATTGCCCTCCCAGCCGCGCGCCTCCAACTCCGCCATGAACTCGCGGGACGGGCCCCCCTCGAGAGCCAGCCGGCCAGTGGGCGCCGGGGCCCTCCCAGAGGCGATCGCCTGGACCTGGCCCTTGTAGCGGGCCAGGAACTCGGCCGGCGTCTCATCCGGCAGCGGCTCGTACTGGAAGTTCTCCAGGCGGGCCGACCGGATCTTCGAGCGGAGGGTGCGGACGTGGTGCGGCAGGATCCACAGCTTCGCCTCGGGATCCTTTGGTGCGGTCGTGTAGTAGCTCGCGACCGCAGCCTTCGCGTCGTTGTCGAGCGGTACGTCGTGCAGGGCGGCAGCCCAGGCGACGGCGGCGGCAGTGGACGGCTTGCGGTTGTCGAAAGCCGAGCAGTGGCCGAGCAGTTCAGCGGCTTCTTTCGGGTTCATGAGGCGTCTCCGGTGTCGAGAGCGGCAGCAACGGCAGCCCAGCCGTTCACGGTTGCGTCGGTGCCGGTGAGGGGCTGACCGGAAGGGAGGGCAAAGACGTTCGAGGCGCTCTCTGCCTGTCGGATCTCCGAGAAGGCGAACTGGAGGGTTCCGGGGCTGACGGGCTTCGAAAGGGACCCAAGCCGCTCGAGGGCTCGCCACAGCTCGTTGGAGTCGGAGCCGTTGGCGAGGGTGTCGGCGATGACCTTGCGCACCTGGCGCTTGTTGTAGGCGTTGCCGCGGGCGTAGCGGTCGAGGAAGGCGTCGGTCATCCGGTCTTCGATGGCCCTCTCGCCCGTCTGCACGACGGCGGGGCTGCCGGACGACTGCCGGGGGGGAGGGGGGGTTCCCTTCCCTTCCCTGTTCCCTTCCCTTCCCTTCCCTTCCGTCAGTGAATGGTTCAGTGAAGAAATCTCACCGTCTGCACTCATGGAGGGCTCAGTGTTGGACGGAGAGTCAGATTTGTTCAGTGAGTCATTCACTGAACGGTTCACTGACTCATTCAGTGAGTCTTCAAGTCCGGCGAGACCGGCGGGAGGAAAGAACTCCTCCTCCTCGGAGGAGCCGCGCCGGCTTCGCGCACACGTCTGGTGCGTGGCGCGGACGTTGGAAGGGTGATCGGTGCCCCCCGCGGCCACCGGACGGATGTGGTCGACGACCAGGTTGTGGTCGTCGTTGACGACGATTCGCTGCGGGATCTCCCCGCCACACAGTTGGCACGTCCACGCGTCGCGACGGGCGTACATCTCGCGCGTCTGCCAGGACCCCAGCGAGGGCGGAGGCAGCTTGCTCTTCTGCGGCCGGTTGATGCGCTGGTGCTTGCGGAAGTTGACGACTAGCGCCATCTGCTGGCGGGCCACTCCCGCGATGAATGGGAAGACGAGGCCAGCGTCAGCGAGGCACTGCATGATCTTGCCGACTTCGCTGGGGCCGAGGTCGTCGTCGTACATGAAGGCCTGTGCCTTGATGTACGACGGCGTCCAGCGCAGGATCCCTTCGTCGTCCGCCATGTTGAAGGTGGCGATGAAGAGCAGCCGGGCGTCGCGCGGCATAACGCCGAGGAGCTCGTCCTCCCAAAACTCGGGCTTCACAGTGCGAATGCGCGGCATGTGACGGTCTTCCTTCGAGCGTTACGGATAGGGTTCCGGCGCGGGATCAGGGGTGGGGCTGCCAGCACGCGGCCCCACCTGCGGTTACTGCTGCGGGTATTCGTCGATTGGCTGCATGCCGGGGCGGCCGTTGAAGAGGTTCGGCTTGAGGTGCACGCGGCATCCGGCTTCGCGGGCCTGGGCGACGATTCGTGCGACCCACTCGAAGGGCGGGGCGAACGCGGGCACCGTGCCGCCCGGCTGCCGGGTTTCGGTCTGGGCGCCGATGACGACCCAGTCGAACATCGACAGATCCGTGAACTCCAAGGGCTCCAGCAGCGGTTCGAGGGACAGCCACTTGACCGCGGCGCCGTCGATCTGCTGGAAGGCTCGCTCGGCGATGCGAACGCGCTTCTGCTCGTCCACCGACGTGCCCACCCAGGCGCCGGGCGGCATCTCCAGTCCGACGTACCGGTCCGGGAACTTGGTGAGGGTGATGTACTGCCACGCCGGGTTGGCGCACATGGATGCGTGGATCTGGTCGATCCATTCCTGCGGCACCCACCGGCCGTAGAGGTCGGCCATGGAGCAGACGAACACGCGCTGGTATGCCGGGTCTTCGCGGTGCGCTGCAGGGATGACGGTGTTGGCCGGAGCGTCGAGGCGTTCGTGGTGGAACAGCGGGGTGAAGCCGGCCGGGAAGCCGGGGCGGAACCGTTCGTTGGTGGCGATCTCGCGGGCGTAGCAGTAGGTGCAGCCGTGGAGGCATCCGGTGACGGGGTTCCAGGACCAGGCCGCCCAGGAGATGCCGTCTCCCTTGGACTCGTTGAACGTGGCCTTCGCTGCGGGCTTCGGGTACGGGACCTCGGCGCCGTCGTGGGTTCGGAGCGTCAGCATGACCGGGCCCGGCTTGGTCACGACTGGCTCGGGCTTGGGCATGGCGGCGATCCGCTGACGGCGCTGCTTGTCTGCGGCGTCGAGGGCGATCTCTCCGGCACGTACCTTCGCGGCCAGATCCGGCGCGTCACGTTGCACGGCCTTCGCCTGCTGAACGGCGCGGCCGGAGGCGCCCACGACGCGCGCTGCGCGTTCTCGCGACTTCCGCTCCACTGGCGGTGCCAATTCCGGCCGAGCGTTTGCCGGTGGCAGATCTGCCACAATTACTTCACTGTCCGCGTTTACCGGTCGCGTGGTGTAACCGATAGGGCGACCGGCATTAGTCGCCTCGCCGTAGAAGCGCTCGTATTCCAGCGCCATCAATGCCCGCTGACCTGGGTTGAGCTGTCGTCGGGCCATGTTCTTCGAAACGATCAGGTCGAGGATCATGGGCTCGGTGTAGCGCTCCGGGAGCGTCTCGAAGACCGGGTCTGATCCCGCTTCTTCGCATGCCCGCCACCGGTTGCGGCCGTCGACGAGGATGGTCCGGTCGTGGTTCAGGATGATGGGTTCGCGAAGCCCGTTGCGCTTGATGTCCCGCACCAACTCGCCGAATTCTTCGCCGTCAATGAGAGGGAAGGCGTCTGCGAACGGGTGTACTTCGTAGGGGCCGAGCTTGTTCACGTCAGCTCTCCTTTCCATGGATTTCGCAGTGGCAGCGGTGGCATACCGCCGAAAGGTTCTCCGGGATGTCGAACGCACCCCACGGCGGATATCGCCAGTGGTGAGGCTCCGTGGGCGGCTGCACCTCGCAGCGCTCGCACTTGCCGCCGGCCCGCTCGAACGCCGCGGCCCGTGCCGCGAGGAACCGTGGATGCCGCAGGTACTCGCGGTACGTCCGATAAGGGGCGTCCCCTGGCGCTGGCGGCTCGTAGTGGCGGACCATCAGGCGACGTCGCCAACGCTGAAGAGGTCCCAGCCGTCCGAGTCGTCGTCAGACTTGGACGCTGCCTGCTCTGGCGGCAGCATCGCGAGTCGCTCGATGCGCCCCGACGAGATCCACTCCGCCTCACGGCCGACGAGTTTCTGACGTTCCGGCTTCTGCAGGAACAGGCGCAGCTTCTCTTCCTGGAATGCGTCTGCATCGTCCAGGAACCAGCTCATCGCGGCGCCCTTGCCGATCTTCCTGAAGGCGGTGCCGATGACCTTCTCTGTGGTTGAGCGCCACTTCCTGGCCGTTCCGATCAGGTACGCCCACTGGGCCTCGTCGCGGGCGATCGACGCGAGGAGTAGATCGCGATGGTCAGGCAGGGCCGCCTGCTGCGATTCCACGGTGTCGAACCAGTCAATGCGCTCGCCTATCGGCAGCCGCTTGATCCCTGCGACGTTGCAGCCCATCGTCGAGACGGTTCGGAACATCCATGCGGTCCGGGCGATCTCGGCGGCGAATGTCGGGCGCATCGCCCACTCCGTGATGGCGTTCGGATCGTTGACAACGAACACCGCATGGTGCTTGGTGATGTGACCGACCGACGCGGCGTGTCCGCTGCTGTTGTGGGTGCGCAGAGCGACGCGCGAGCCCAAGCTCCAAGTGGTGTCGTCCACTTGCTCGTAGCCAAGCTCGGGCAGGTGTGTGGCGAGGTTGCCGAGCAGCCGGTCGTAGGTAGCTGCCTGGATCTCGTACAGGTCGATCTCGACGGGCTTGCTCGACTTGGCCGCGTGCCGGGCGAGGATCCCCGGCGAGCATGCGGTCGCCCAGTCAAGGCCGTCGACGAGGGCGGCGTCACCCGCGGTGAGGTCGATCCAGGAGAGCGCCCTGGCGTCGGCGATCCTGCCGGCGGCTCCGACTTCCTGGCCGAGCATGCTGCTGAGGAGGTCGTGTTTCGCGGGGGTCCGCCAGCTGCGGCCGACGTTCATGTACTTCGCCACGGTGGGCCTTTCTGTATGCGAGGGCAGGTGTGAGTGATGCGAAGGCGGTGCCGATCTCGCTCCGCCATGCTACTTTAAAGATTGGAAAGGTTGAACAGATTGGAGAAGGTGGAAATGACTTACACTCTGGCCATGGCTGCTGACCAGGGCATTCAGATCGCGAAGGACGGCACCCCGGAGGTGTCGATGACGAGCGCCCGGGCGCACCTGACGGCGTTCATCCGCGAAGTGCGCTGGGGTAAGCGGGTGTCCGTGTTCACCGAGCGCGGGGAGCGCACCGCCTACGTCATCCCGCCCGAGCGCTTCGAGCAGGCCGAGTCCGACCGGCGAAAGGTCGCCGCTTTCGAAGCGGCGCTGGGTGAGCTGCCGCCGGACGACAAGCCGCAAAGGTTCCTTGAGCTCTACGTTGCGAAGCTCGCAGCGTTCGACGACGACTGACCTCATCCCGCCCTCCCTCCTTCCTCCTCGGCCCCGCTTCTGCGGGGCCGTTGTCGTGTGCGTTCAGCCCCGCGGCGTGCGGTTGACGTGCCATCCCCCGCAGCTGCCGCATTCGCGGGTGTGCCGGTCGGGGTTGCGCTGCTGCTGGATGGTGAGGGCGGATTGGGCGGCGACCTGGTCGCGGTAGCGGGGCTCACCCGTCGGGCAGCTCATGCGGCGGCCTCCATGTCGTCCTGCTGCCGGGTCGTTTCCTCCGGGTGGCGCAGGAGTTCTTGGTAGAGGTGGGCTTTGGTGACGCCGAGGCGTTCTGCGGCCTGCTCGGTGGTGATCCCGTAGCGGAAGAGTTCGCGGGCGTCGGCGGCGAGGAGTTCGCCGCGGGTGACGCCATACATGGGCTCGAAGTGCGGGTCGTCGATGACGTCCATGCGGCCGGCCCAGTACTTGGGCGGCGGCCACCGGTTGTCTTTGGCCCGCTGCCGGGCGATGGCGGCGTGGCCGGGTTCGATGCCGTACCGGGTGGGCTTTCGGTTCTTCATCCGCTCGTAGCCGTGGGCGACCTTCTCTGCGGTGGCAGCGAATACGGGTCGGCCCTTCTGGCGGCCTGAGACGAGGTCACCGATGTACGTGTCGTTGAGCCCGAGGTGTTCGGAGAGGCGACGCAGGGGCCAGCCGTTGGCGGCGAGGGCTTGGATGCGGCGCCGGGTGCCGGTGCCGTCGACGTAGGCGGTGGTGGCGGCTTCGATGGTGACGGCGAGGATCTTCGCGGCGATCTCGGGTGTGGTGCGGTGCTTGCGGGCGCGGCGTCCTTCGCTGGACGGCATGAATGCGCGGACGGTCCAGTCGTCGATTCCGGCTTCGTGCGCGACGCGGTAGGTGCTGATCCCGGCTGAGTGCAGGCGGATGAGGTGCCGGCGGACGGGGGTGGCGTCGACGAGGACGGGCTGGCCTTCGCGGTGCTTGCGGCGGGTTTCGATCTGCCAGAGGCGGCGGCGTTCGACGCATTCGGGGAGACGGCAGCCGTAGTCGGTGTAGCAGGTGAGCTTGTTGTGGTGGGGCGGTTCGCCGGTGCGCTTCGGCATCAGTCCTCCTTCCGGGCGAGGTCGGGGCAGAGCTGGCGGCAGGCGGCGAGGAGTTCGTCGTCGCTGCCGGGCACGCCGGGTTCGGGCCGGGGTTCGCATGTGGCGCGCTGGGCGGCGGTGCGGTCGTTGCGGGTGCGGTAGTCGTCGCCGCGGAGGGCCCAGCACACGACCAGCAGGACGGCGGCGGCGAGGGCGAAGATCGGCACACAGGCGCCGTCGCCAGCCAGCCACGCCCCGACTGACTGCAGGTTGTCGCCCGCGGTTAGCCAGGCGGCGTACAGGTCGTCGCTCACGCGGCACCCCCGAACAAGTCGGTCATGTACGGCTTGTTGAGGCGGATGCGGCAGAGTTCGGCGTGCGCTGGCTCCTTCTCGATGCCGATGGACTGGAGGCTTTCGAGGCGGCAGGCCTCGAGGGTTGCTCCGGATCCGGCGAATGGGTCGAGGACGGTACCGCCGGGCGGGGTGACGAGCCGGACCAGCCACCGCATGAGGGCGAGCGGCTTGACGGTGGTGTGCGCCGTTCCGTCAGCGAGCCGGGGCCGCTCCGACGCGGGCGCCTTGGCCTCGTAGCGGAAGACGGGGAAGAAGCGGGATGCTCCGCCGCTGTCCCCAAGGCCGCCCGCATTAGCGCCTGCGCTTTGGTCGAAGCTGCCGTACACGCTTTGGCCAGGACGCCCGGAGAGGGAGCCAGAGCCCCCGGACGACCGGGTCACGCCGCTCTGACGGTCCATCTCCGCGACGGGGCATCCGGGTTGGCAGTCGCCGCCGTCGGCACAGTCGGCGCCGTGGCCAAGGAGGATGTTCGTGGGCCACCGGCCGGCCGCGTGTGCGGAGTCTTCCCGGGTGCCGGTCCACTCGCCGTAGGCGTCCCCGTTGCGGTTGCTGTCGAGGCCGACGACGGAGGCGCACTTGTTGCGGTAGTCCTGGCCGGCCGCGGTGCGGCAGCCGTCGATGTTGAGGGCTCCGGTGCCGTGGCGAAGAACGTTGGCGACGGTGGTGTCGAAGCCGGTGGACTTGCGGGCCAGCACAATCGGCTCGTGGGCCGGCTTGAGTGCCGTGTTCCAGCCTTTCCACTGGCGGGCCGCTTCCGAGGCGGGTTCGGTGAGGTCGTAGGCGCCGCCGCTGAGCCCGGCCAACTGGACGTCAGACTCGCGTCGGACGCGGAAGCCTTGCCCGATCACCTCGCGCTGCGCCCAGGACTCGCCGAGGGTTCCGCGTCGGGCATTCAACTCGGCGACCAGCGGGAGGATCTCCGTGTCGTCGAAGCCGAGCTGTTCCCGCAGGCGGTCCCACTGCTCCGGGGTCGGCACGGAGGCGGCTTTGTTGGTCGTCGCCGTCCAGTGGCTGGCCATGCCGTTGAAGCCGAACAGTGCGTCGATCTGCTTGGTGCTCCATCCGGCCGCGTCCCGGGCGGCCTTCAGCCAGGCGGTCACCCGCAGGACTTCGGCGTGGTCGTCGCGCCGTCGGTCGATGGACTTGGCGATGTCCTGCCCTTTGGGGAAGCCGCTGCCGTAGATCCAGTGGAGGCTGTCGCGGATCTCGAATCCGGCGTCCTCGATGGCGACGGTCATGCGGTGGTAGGTGCGGGTACCGCCGAAGGCGAGGAGGTGCCCGCCGGGCTTGAGGATCCGCCAGCACTGGCGCCACAGGTCGACGTTGTAGGCGATTCCGGAGGCATCCCACGCCTTGCCCATGAAGCCGAGCTCGTAGGGCGGGTCGCAGACGACGGCGTCGACGGATGCGTCGGGGAGCGTCGGCAGGACGTCAAGGCAGTCGCCGAGGTGCAGCTGGACGGTGTCGTCCTCGTAGTAGGCGTCCATTACGCGGCCCTCTTCTCGTCGCGTGCGGCGCGGCGCTGGGCGGCGATATGGCGGCCTTTCGGGGTGAGCTCCCAGACGGCGATGCGGTGGGCGTGGGTGTTGGCCTGCGTGGACGGCACGGAGCGCCCGGTGTGGGCGATGACCCCGGCGGATCGCAGGCTGTTGATTGCGGCGCCGAGGAAGCCCTCCCCGAGGTCGGGGAGGACGTCGCGGAAGTCGTTGCAGCTGAACTCGGTGACGTTGGCCCCGAAGTGGAGGACTGCCTGCTCGACGAGGAATCGGTCCCACTGGGAGTGCTTGGCGATGTCGTCGAGGAGGGCGTCCTTCTCGGTGGACGCGAGCCGTTCGGCGACAGACAGACGACGGGTCATGTGATGTCCTTGGGTGAGCCGGGGCCCCGCTTGTTTGCGGCGAGCGGGACCCCGGAAGGCGGTTGGCTAGTCGACGAGCTCGGCCTCGATGGGGCCCTCGTCGTTGTTGAAGTCCTCGGGCGAGGCGGGCTCGCGGTAGGCAGGCTCTGCGGCGGGTGCGGCGGCGATGACGGCGGGCCCGGTCTGTTCGGCGGCGACCTCGCGGGCGGCGCGCAGCTGTTCCTTGCGCCACTCGGTGGAGGAGGGCACCCAGGGCTCAAGGCGGCGGGCGACGGTCTTGAGGACCATCTGGTCTTCCCACTTAACCCACGGACTGGAGGGGCTGTTGCTGCCCCTGGACTCCTTCTTGACCTTGTCGATGTAGGCGCGGTTGATGACGACGACCTTCGAGGTGGAGCCGTCCTGGAAGACGCCGTAGGCGTAGGCGCCGACGATGGGGCCGCGGTCGCCGAAGTAGTCCGGCTTGTGTACGGGCCGGTCCATGTCGGGGCTGTACTCGAAGTGGTCGCCTTCGTGGACGACTTCGGCCTTGACCGCCTTGACGGCACCGGCCCGGTAGATGCGCTCGACGACTCCGCGGTAGCCCTCGATGCCCTGGACTTCGTTGCCGAAGGGGACGAGGTAGTAGGACTCGGTGCCGGGTTCGTGGCCGAGGCGGGCGCACTCCTGGAGGGCGGTCATGAGGCTGCCGGGGTTGCGGGTGGCGACCTTGAGGAGCTGTTCGTTGGAGCGGAGGGCGCCGTAGGCGAGGCGCATCCACGTCTCGCCCTTGACGTGGGAGGGGAGGACGAGGGTGAGGTCTTCCTTGTGCTGGCGGACGATGGCCTCTGGGCCGTTGTCGCGGGTGGCGATGGCGTTGCCGATCTGGCTCACTTGAAGTCTCCGAGGTGGGTGCGGGCGAGGTCGTGGGCGTGTTCGATGAGGGCTTCGGATGCGCCGGTCGCCTTGATGGATCCGGCGCGGGCGGTGATTCGGCCGCACGTTTCGATGAAGTGGGCGAGGACGCGGACGACCTCAGCCGGCATCTCGACTGGGCGCTGGAACTGCTTGGCGAGCTCGGCCTGCTGGTTGAGGTCCGCCGCCGTGATGAGCAGCTGCTCGGCTTCGGTCATCAGGCGGCGTCTTTCTGCTGGTAGGGGTTGAGGGACTTGGTGGTGCCGTCCGGCTTCGGGATGCGGTAGGCGATGCGGCGGCCGTTGGCGACAGCTCGCCGGCCGGTGCCGATGCGGTCCAGGACGAGGCCCCTCGCGGTGGTGAGCTCGGTCTTCGCGGCGGCCATCTGCTCTTGGGCGAGCTCGTAGCGGGCGGCGTCCTCAAGGGGGATCTCGACGTCGACGTCGTCGAAGCCGTCGGGCTGGACGCGGATCGTCTTGTACGTGTCGTCGGCGCCGTCGATGGGCGGGCGGATCCCGTCGCGGACTTCGTCGAGGAACTTCACGGCCGCGTCGCGGAGGATCTGCGCCTCGGCCTCGTCGTACTCGACGGTGTATTCGCGGTAGTCGTGGCCGGAGATGAGGACGCCGAAGCGGGTGCGGGTGCGCAGGCCGAGGGTGTCCATCTGCCACATGGCCTGGCAGCGGTACCAGATGGGCACGCCGTCGTCGGCGCCGTCCGGACCCCAGTCGTCACCGAACGGGCTCGTCTTCACTTCAAGCAGTTCTTCGGCCTGGTCGGGGACCTCGAACTCGCCGGCGGGCTGCGGGTAGACGAGCCGGTCGGGGGTGGCGCGCTGCCACTCCCGCTCCTGGTGCTGCCAGGTGCCGGCCGGTGCGGCGAGGAAGCCGGGGTGCTCCTCCTGCCACTTCAACGCGACCGCGTCCTCCAGCCGCACCCCCCATTCGATCGGCGAGCTCATCTCGAAGGGGGCGACGCGCAGGCCGGTCTTCTTGTGCCACAGCGTGAAGCGGGACATCCACGGGCTGAGGCCGACGACGGCGGCGATCTCAGTCGCGGTGATCGTGAGGCCGGTACGGGCCTCCTCCCACGCCTCCGTGCCCGGCGTCAGGTGCCCGATCAGAACCCCCTCCGGCACGGTGTAAGGGTGTTCTGCGGTGCTGTTGGTGCTCATGAGACCTGCTTTCGAGTAGGGGTTGCCGGGCCCCGCCCGCCAGGGGGAGGGTGTTCTGCGGTGCTGTTGGTGCTCATGAGACCTGCTTTCGAGTAGGGGTTGCCGGGCCCCGCCCAGCCGGGGGGAGGGAGGGCGGGGCCTCGGCTGCCGCGGAACGCTTGGGGGAAGTGCGCTCGACGCGGCGGTATGGGTGGCTGTCGGTCAGGCGGCGACCGGCTCGGCGGCCTCGACGGGCTTGGCGGACAGCCAGGCATCCAGTTCGCGGCGCGTCGTCAAGTCCTGGCCTTCCGCGGTGCGCACCGGCATCTGCAGGCCGATGAAGTCGGAGGCGAGGATCAGCGTCGGCTTCATCGCACCGACCGACCACATCTGCACCGGGGCTGGCAGGTCCTTCCAGGCGCCGAAGAACTTCGGGGTCATCGCCATGTCGGCGACGGCCGCCTTCTTCTCCAGCAGCGGCAGCAGGAACTTGCGCCAGGACAGCGGCTCCTTGTCGGGCTGCGACAGGTTGATGGCGATGCGGCTGCCGGATTCGCCGGACAGGACGAGCTGGGTGTCGGTGCGCTGCAGGTCGATCGGCTTGGAGTCGAGGAGCCGAATGGCGGCGACCAGTTCCGGTACCTGCATGCGGTGCACGACGGCGGTCCACGGCTTGTCGTCGCCGCCGGTGACCTGGGTGCGGGAGACGGCCATGGTGAACCGGTTGGTGGCCATGGCGTACAGGTAGGTGCCGTCGTGGTCGAAGGCGATGGACTGCAGGGTTTCCGGGTCGTCTTTGCCGGCCATGTGCGGGCGGGCCTGGGCGACGAGGCGGCTGAGGGTGTGGTCGGCGATGGTGATCACAGCGGGTTCTCCTGGGATGCTGGGTGGGGTGCCCCGCCGGATTCCGCCCGGCGGGGCGTTCGGCTACTTGAGGCGGACGGGCATGCACACGGCCCGGTAGGTGGCGTCGTCGACCGGCTCGATCAGCACGGGCTTGCTGGGCGTGTACAGCCAGATCCGCGCCGCCCCCTCGATGGGGGCCAGCAGCGAGGCGAGATAGTGCGGGTTGAAGGCGATGGTGAAGTCGTCGACGTCGCTGTCGGCTTCGACCTCGCTGCTGCCGCGCTGGCCTCCGCCGCCGCCCTGCACCGTGGCCTTGCCGGCGCTGAACGAGACACGGATCGGGTTCTTCTCTTCGATGACCAGTGCGGCCCGCTTCACTGCGGCCACCAGTTCGGCGGCGTCCACCAGCGCGGAGCCTGCCGCGGCTTCCGGCTTGGGGAAGAAGCCGCTGATGTCGGGAAACTTCCCGGCGATGGTGCGGCTGGTCACCGACAAGGAGTCGGTGGAGAGGGATGCCACCGATCCGTCCGCGTCGGCGAATCCGATGCGCACGGCGTGTCCAGCGGTCTGCTTGACGGTGGCCGCGAACTCGGCTGCCGGGATGAGCAGTTCGCCTGCCCTGTCGCTGCTGGGCTGCCACGGAATGGTGCGGCGCACGATGCGGTACCGGTCCGAGGCGGACACTACGAGCTGGTCGCCGTCGGCGAGGACGTGCACGCCGGCGAAGCCGATGAGGCTGCCAGCGGCCTCGGCCATGGGCAGGGTGCACTGTGCGGCGTGCCCGACTGCGGCGGCCAGAAGGTCGCCGTCGACGGTGCCGGCAACGCCGGGCGGTTCCGGAAGCGCCGGGTAGTCGGCGACGTCCATTGTCGGCAGGGCGAATGTGGTGCCCGGCGCGGACACGGTCACCTCGTGCTCGTCGGCGACCACATCCACCAGCCCGGCCGGGAAGGTTGCGGACACGTCGGCCAGGAGCCGGCCGGACACTAGGGCCCGGCCCGGTTCCAGCGTCTCGGCATCCAGGGTGGTTCGGGTGCTGGTCTCGTAGTCGAAGCCGGACAGTGTGACCGTGTCCACGGTGGCTTCGATGAGGAGTCCGGAGAGGACGGGTGCGAGCGGGTTGTTGGGGAGCCGGCGGTGGGCGCCGCGTGCGGCCTCCGCCAACTGCTTCTGGTCGATGCGGAGTTTCACGCCGCCTCCGCCTCGGAGTCGGCCTCGGCCTCGTCGACGGCGGTGTCGTCGTCGCGGGGCTCGGCCTGGGCGTAGCCCTCGGTCTTCAGGGCGGACAGCGGGAACAGGGGCTGGTCCATCGGGATCTCCTAGACTGGATTCGAGTCCCCGCCCGCTAACCCCGGGCGGGGGTTCTTGCGTTGAGCGCCGCTCGCGCCGGCCGGTGGCATCCGGCGCGGCGGCGGTCTATGTCTCCGCCTTGGCGGTGGTGGAGAAGTTGGTTTGCGTGCGGTGGTGGGCTCCGTCGCGGCACCCCATGCAGCCGTCGCGGTAGTACACGGACCGGCCTCGAACCGCGGTGACCGTGCCGGTGACGGAGGTGCCGCACCGGCTGTCGACGATCTGGTCGCCGACCTCGAAGTCGATGGGCTCGCTGCGGAGAGAGATCGCCATCTACGCCACCCGCCCGGGGTCGAGAACGGGCCCGAGGAGTCCGGCCGCGGCGGCTTCTTGCAGTGGCCGGACGTAGATCGGCCCGGTCGCCTGGTCTTCGATCGCCGTGGTGTCGCGGACCATCGGGGGCACGGTCACCGCGGCGGCGTTGGCTTCGGCGGCGAGCTGCGCGCCGAACCGGGCGCGGAACATGAGGACTTCGTCCAGCAGCCCGTCCCGCTCGGTGGTCAGGTCGTCGATGTCAGCTAGCTGCTTGACGACGATCTCCTCCGCCTCGGCCTGCTTGGCGCGGGCCTCGGCGAGTGCCTGGTGCAGGAGCGCGAAGGCGTCGTCGGCGCCGGCGACGATGGTGAGGAGTCGCCGGTTCTCGTCGCGGAGTTCGTCCACCTTGTCGACGGCGCGCCTGCGGCCGGGGCCTTTCAGTGCGGGGATCAGGTCGGTGAGGGTCACGGCGTCTCCTTGCGGTGTGCGGCTTCGATGGCTGCGCGGGCTTTGAGGACGCGCAGCTGCTGGGCTGTGGCGGGGAGGCCGAGAACGTCGAGGAGTTCCAGCAGTTCGGCCGGGTCCTGGCCGAATCGGCGGGCGATGTGCCGGACCGCAGCGAGGGCCTGCGATGCGTCGACCGTCACGTTGCCGAGGTTGCGTAGCTCCAGGTCCCGGCCGCCCATCAGGCGTCTGCCTTGCTGATGCGTTCGCAGTACGCCTCGAACGACTCGGTGAAGCCGCCGTCGATGGAGGCCTGGAAGTCGGGGTCGGTGCGCTTCTTGATGCCGAGCGCGGTGAGCAGGCCGGGCAGGATCACCGGGTCGGCCGAGTCCGGCATCTGCGGCAGGTCGAGGATGGTCATCACGCCACCACCGCGGGGTCCATGCGGGCGGCGTCGAGGCGCAGCTCGTACTCGCGGATCTGCCCGTCCGTCCACTGGCGTTCGTCGGGGCCGAACTCGCGGTGAGCTGCCGTCCACACCCGGATGAGGGCGTCCTCGATAACGTCGGCGATGCGCGTCGGTGTCGCCATGTCAGCTCACCGCCTTGAGGCTGCTGGCCCGCTTGTCGGCGGCGGCCTGCGCGGTGAGGGTGGCGAGCTTGTCGAGGACGGCTTGGTCGGCGAGGCTGAGGCAGATCGCCGCGTCCTTGCCGAGGACGAGGCTGGTGTGCCCGTCATGGACGTCGAGGACGATGTCGTCGACGGTGCCGCCGAGGAGAATCACGGACTGGATGACACGGGTCTGGCTGGCGTTCACGCGATCTCCTCGGGCGTGCTGTCGGCGGCCTTACGCTGCTCGCCGGGGTGGGTGAGGTTGCGGACGGGCTTCCATGGGGGCTTGCCGGTGCCGGGGCAGGGCTTGGACCAGCGGAAGGTGCGGGACCCCACGTAGTCGCGGCCACTCCAGTGGTGGCGGCCCATCACGCCGTCTGCGGTCATGGCCCGGTCCTGCATGCAGTGCTTGCACCAGCCGCGCGGGCGGACAGGCTCGGGGACGGCCGGGTAGACGATGCGGTAGGTCGGATGGTCGGCCGCGATGCGCTTCTCGCCGTCGACGCGGAAGGCGAGGTACGGGCCGCGCGTTCCGACGATCGTGGCGGGCTGGCCGTCGTACTCGATACGCATGCCGTGCCGGGCGGGCACGTCGTAGGTGCGGCGGACCCACTCCATCGAGCTGGTCACGCGGCCACCTGCTTCCGGGCGGCGGCGTACAGGTCGACGCCGTGACGGATCGCGTGGCAGCAGTGCAGGAAGCCCGGCGTGTAGTCGCTGAAGTCCCACTCCGGCAGATCGCCGAAGTCCCAGCCGTCGTAGCGGAAGTCCGCCAACGCCGCGCGAGCGCCCGCCTCGTGGCTGATGTCGCCCAGCTCGAAAATCTCGCGGGTGACCTCAGCACCAATGCCGCGCGGAGCGTCGCCCTCTCGGATGGAATGGACGACGTACCGCTTGACCTGCTGCTCGAACAGCTCCAGGTCGAAGCCCTCGACCTCATCGCGCCCGGCCCGGACCTTCTCCGACCAATAGCCAGGGTTGATCTCGCCGCTGAAGGCGGTCTTCCGGAACAGGTCGAACATGTCGGGGGTGGCGTCGATGTCGAAGTGGAACGTCCAGCCCGCCTTGACGACGAGGTTGTACGGCCACGTGATCAGCTCGAACGGGTAGCGGCCGAACGGGGAGTCCGCGTCGCCCTCGAAGCGCAGGTGCCGGTACAGGCCGTCCTCGTGCAGCACGCTCACCGTGTGACCGGCGAAGCGGGCCGCGATCTCCGGGTAGTCGCTCATCGCTTCTCCTGCGGGTGGCGGTAGGTGGGCTGGGCGGCGAGAGCGGCAGCCCACGCGGGGTAGTTGGCGTCACAGCTGCACGCCGTCGGGCAGGCGCAGGCCAGGGCGGCGAACGCGGCATCAGCCGGGTCGAGTTGGTGCGCCTGCTCCCGCAGACCCGCGATACGGGCCTCCAGCACCGGCAGCGGCACGTCCACGGCGGCGATCGGGCGGGTCATCGGGCACCGCCTTCGATCGCGGCGCGCATGGCGGCCTGACGCTTACCGATCCGCATCTGGATGAAGGACAGCCCGCGCGGGGTGACGTGCAGCGTGTAGTGGGCGCAGTGCCCCCACGAGTGCTCGACGACCTTCTCGACCGAGTTGAAGCAGTCCGCGTGCGACGCGTAGAAGTCGTACTCCCAGCCGCCGCACGTCCGCTGGCGCCGGTAGATCAGCTTCTCGTCGAGGAGGAACCCGCGAAGGTCCGTCTCCTTCCAGCCCAGTTCCTTCGCCGCCTGGCGGACCAGACGGTCGCCGTCCTGGGCGGCCATCAGCGTGTCGTGTACGAGAGCCTTCGGCTCCAACTCGGCGACCCGCGACGTCAGCTCGACCTCGCGCTCCGTCGACTCCAGCAGCATCCGCGCCACAGCCACACGGCCCTGCGGGGTGGCCATGTCCGGCAGGGCCGGCACGGCGGGGGTGAGCGAGTAGGAGCCGGTCCGGCGAATGGAGGGGATGACCTCGTGGGTGATCCAGCGCTTGAAGGTCTTCGCCTGCGGCTTGCGTGAGCGGAGGATCAGTGAGTAGAGGCCGGGCTCGTTGACGATGACCAAGTTCTGGGTGCCGCCAGGGGTCTCCACACTGTGGACCCCCTTCTCGTCCTCATCGAGGAGGGCGAGGGAGCTGTGCATGTTGCCGAGTTCGAGGACGTCGGCGACGTCGCGGGCGAGCCACCACGGCTCGGCGTCGATCATCACAGACCGCACGTGTTGCGCGGTCTCCGGGAAGGTGAACACCAGCGGGGTGCTCGCGAATGGAACAATGGACACAGTGGTCCCTCTCGTTCAGAGCGTTCTGGTAGGGATCCGAGGTCGTCCCTGGCTTGGCAGTGAGGGGCGGCCTCTTCGTTTGCCGTCAGGCGGCGGCGCGCTCGGCCTTGCTGAACGGCTTGACGATGTAGCGCTCGTTCAGGGCGGCGATCTGCCGGCCGGTGAGGTAGTTGTCGCGGCCGTTGGAGACGAACTCGATCTCGCGGAGCCGGATCATTTCCATGAGCTTCCGGCCGCCGAACGGCGTCCACGGGGCCGCCTCGAAGGGCGTGTAGTGGAAGAGCTCGCCCTCGGGGGTGTTCGGGGCGGGGAGTCCTTGGCGGATCTTGGGGGCGGGGCGCTTGCGGGGCGCGGACTTCGTGGCCTGGGGGGCGGTCACGGCTACTCCTGGTGGGTGATGTCGTTGGGGGTGACACCCAGCACGTCCGCGACCTTTTCGATGTTCTTGTCGCCCAGTCCGGCGAGTCCTCGTTCGACTCGGGAGAGGTGCGACCGGTGGATCCCCGTCTTTGCGGAGAGCGTGCGCAGGCTCATATTGAGAGCCCTCCTTCTGAAGCGGATGGCGCTGGAGTGCGGTCTCACGCCTCAAAAACTAGCCCCTCGGTGCGCGTCAGGCAAGCACTAGTGCGCTTTTTTATAGCTCTCATCAAGCGGCGTGCCCGCTACCTACCGGTAGGCGACGTGCGCCCCATGCAACCCAAACGCTCTGTTTGCGAGCCTTCACGCAGGTCAAACGGCTCAATCACCGCTAGGTGGTTGCATGGAAGTAGTGCATGATGGAGAGCCATGGAGCGAGATTGGGAACGGCTCGGCAGGGCATTCGCAAAGGCCCGGACCGCGGCAGGCCTCACCCAGGAGCAGGTCGCGGAGCAGCTGCATGTCAGCCGCACCCCTATCCAGGCCATCGAGCGCGGACGGCAGCCCAACGGCAGAACCTTCGCGAAGGTCACCGCAACCATGCGCTCCTACGCCCGGCTCGTCGGCTGGACCGAAGCGTCCCCCGACCTAATCGTCGACGGGCAGGAACCAGAACCGGCCACCCAACCCGTTTCCACCTCGGCCGGCGACTCTCAGCCTGGCCCGCCGTCGGCCGTCGCCCGTGAACTGCGCTCCGGGAAGACCCTCGATCACGCCGTCGTCCACCTCGGCACCACCGACGACGATGACACCCGGCTCATCGTCGTACTTCAGGGTGCGGAGGACATGAGCGAGGAAGAGATCGACGCGGCGTGGCAGAAGTGGCGTCAGACTCGACGTCGACTTCAGGCAATCCCCGGCGAAACAGACAACCCACAGGAGTCTTAGGGCTTTTCCGGCCCCAGGCGATCGACTGTGACTCAAAAGTGTGCTTCGATCTACGGACCGTCACCGAGGGGGGGCACTGCTCGGATCGGGGTAAATGCGCATGTGGGTCATGCATGTTGAGCGCGTCCAGGGTGACTACAGAGAGCCCGAGATCATCGATCTCGATGACGGATGCCTGTTCCGGCTGCACGAGTCAGACATCAGCGAGCGCGGCACGAAGATGCTCGCCGACCTCCTCACCGAACAGGCCCAGTGCTGGGCTCCCCGTCCGGCCGGCTCGCCTCCAGGCCCGGTAATCCCGGTCAAGTGGAACTGCGTTGCCGATCTGCCGGATCCTTTCGCCATAGGAGTCGAGGACGGGCCCGACGCGATCACGTACACCGTCGACTCGTCAATTCTCAACCAGCGCGCAGGCGACTATCTCGGCCGACTCGACACGGAGCGATCTCCGTACTGGCAGCGTGTACCCAAGGGCTACCACGACGACGCCACAGACGCCGAGTAGCCGGACAGCAAGGGGTGCGCAGTGGCCTACGCCGAGAAGGTCTACAAGGTCAAGAACGGCAAGCAGACAAAGCAGTACACGTGGCGGGTCAAGTACAAGAAGCCGGACGGCAAGTACGGGACCGAGTCCGGGTTCCCCACGAAGAACCTGGCTGAGCAGTGGGGCGATCAGCAGGAAGCCTCGATGCGGGCCGGAACGTGGATCGCGCCGGACAAGCTGCAGACGCCGTTCGGCGAGTGGGTGACGATCTGGAAGACCGCGAACAAGAAGCGCGCCCGCACCCAGAGCGATCGCGCCTACCTGCTGGACAAACTGCTGCTTCCCGAGTGGGAGTTCACGCCGCTGATGGAGGTGAACAACGTGTTCGCGGTGAAGTCGTGGGTGACTCGCATGGCGAAGCCTCACGGCCGACACGACCCCAACACGGTGGCGCGGGCCCGCAGTCTGCTCTCCACGATCCTGTCCGGCGCCGAGGATGCCGGCTACATCCACGCGAACAAGCTGTACGGGCGCCGCATCCTCGTGGGCACGGACCATCACGAGGAGGAAGAGGAGGTCTGGGCGCAACCGGACGAGGCTTACAGGCTGTACGACCGTCTCGGCGGCGTGCACGGGCTGATGGTTGTGGCGGACTGCTATCTGGGGCCGCGGTGGGGGGAGCTGGCGGGGCTGCACCGGGACAACTGTCTCCTCAAGCGAGAGGACAGGATCAACGGGCGGCCGTTCGTTCGGCACGTCATCCGCATCGACCCGAAGATCGGCTCCCTGCACGAGGATCCGGTCGAGCTCGACGAGGAGGGGCTTGCCGCCTGGCTCAAGGCGGAGGATGAGCGCCTCGAGGAGTGCCGGGCCAAGGGGTGGAAGGCGACGCGGCGCAAGCCGCCGAAGAGCACCGTGGAGCTGTACCTGGGGCCGCCCAAGAACAAGTACAGCGCCCGCGAGGTGGACGTGCCGGAGTTCCTGGTGCGGCTGCTCGAGGAGCACATCGAGGCGTGGCCGCACGAGCATCCGTTCTCGACGCCGGGCGGGCAGTTCTGGCGGCGGGGCAACTTCACCCGCGGGCACCTGCGGCCGGCGGCCGACGGGCGGGAGGCGATTGTCCGTAAGCGCGGGTTCGCCGGCCGGGGTGCGTGGGATCCGATCGTGCCCGGGTTCACGATGCGCGGGGCGCGGCATACGCACGACACGTGGATGAAGGACGACGGGGTGGACCGGGCCTTGCGGTTCTTGACGATGGGCTGGGTGCCGAAGGATATTGAGGGCACGTATGAGCATGTGACGCCGGAGATGCGCAGGCATCGGCTGGAGCGTCTTGAGGCTCGTTGGGAGCGTGGGCAGCGGGTTGCGCTGCGGGGCGTGGGGTGAGATCTCCGGGGAGTTGATCTCCCAAGAATCTCCTAAATGACCGAACCGGAGCCCTCTACCGATCAAGGTAGGGGGCTCCGGTGCTGGTCAGACATGGTGGGCGCGGACGGTTTCGAACCGCCGACATCCTGCTTGTAAGAGCGGATGTCCTTGGAATGCGCCGCCGGGAAGCGATGCAACCACCTGCGATGACGAGGCAGAAAGCGCAGTTCAGAGGCTCGTCCGCAAGATCTGGCCCAACTTGCGGCCCGCCAGTGCCACACCGGTGCGCGTTAGTGCGCGCGGGTGCCGCAAGGCCTAGTCTCCTAAAAATCTCCTAACCGATCATGTAGTCACCGCAGGTCGGCGTCGGTAGAAGCGAGCGGGCGGCCCCCCGCCCCCGCACGTTCGGCGGGGTGCGAGGGGCCGCCCTAGTGCCGGTCCCCCGTCATCGAGGGGGGGCTGCCGCTTGACGACGGGGCCGACACGTTCTGGGGGCTTCAAGCCTGCGCCTTTCCTAATGACGCAGGTCGATGCCTTGATTCACTCGATCGTGTGAACATGCGTTCGATTGTGGACACTACCTGCCGCCCTACGGCGTCTGCCAGTCCGTAGGGCTCGCCATTGGGGGGTGGCGGTGGTGGTGCTGTGCTTGTTCTACGGCGACAGGGTGGCGGTCCGTCGCACGGATTTGAAGATCACAAAGGGCAGCAAATCTGCTGCTGACTTATGATCATGGTCGGTATTCGGTTGGTCGCGTGCCAGCCGATCAGCCCGAGTGGGTCCTCGACGCCCGCCGCACTGTCGGCGACCGCATTCGCGTGCGCAGACTCCGCCAAAACATGACCCAGGAGTCCCTTGCCTACGCGAGCGGCCTGGACCGGTCGACGATCCAGCGGATGGAGGCCGGTGCGGAGATGAAACTCGGGCATCTTCTCCTCGTGGCACATGCGCTGAGGCTGCATGTGACTGACCTCCTTCACGGATAGCAGGCCAACCAGCAGCTTTCGGCCTGGCTGATTGGCTTTGAGTCAACATCACGTGTGCCCAGCACGCACCACAGCCGACGCATATATGCGTGTGAACTCCGTGATCTCCGTGTGAAGTTGTAACCCCCGGATGATCCCTTGGCCTGGGGTTAGGTCGGGCTGAGTGAACGTTCCTGCAAGTAACCCGGTAAACGAACCCCGGGCGGGTTGGTCACAGGTCTTCGCCGGCGAGCTTCCGGTAGGCCTGGTCGCTGATCTGGTGGTAGTCCCGCCAGAGTTGTTCGCCTTCGCGGCAGCGTCCGCGGTCGACGTCGGTGCATGCAGAGCAGCCGAGGGCGTGGCGTGTGTAGCCGCCGTAGGCCTCTTGCATGGGGCTGAGGCGGGTGGCTGAGGCTATGAGGGCGGGCCGGGTTGTGGCGCCGGTCTGGTGCTGGGCGGGTGGGTCCGTAGGCTGATCCATGTCGGCGCTGCTCCGTTCGTCGGCCATGCCCCCGGGCCGTGACAGCGGCTGCGGGGGTCCTGCAATTTCACGGTACCGTTTCCGACTGCTTCATACCGCTGTATAGCGCAGTGTGCCGCTACCTGCCGTCGCACGGGGTACTGGGCCGCTTCACGATTGACGCATGGGTGATCAAGAGCCGGTGGTGGATGCGTCGCGGCCGGTCTACGTGTGGCGGCAGGTCGCCGACTGGCTCGCCCATCGCATCGACACAGGCGAGCTGCAGCCGGGGGCACGGTTAGAGGGTGAGCGGGAGCTCGCCGAGCAGCTGGGTGTCGCCGTGGGCAGCGTGCGGCGGGCAGTGAAGGAACTACGGGAAGCCGGAGTCCTCGTCACGCTCGCCGCGAAGGGGACCTACGTGGCCGAGCGGGCGGGCGACAGCTGACATGTCGAAGCCCCGCGCGGTGGCGGGGCTGATCGCTCAGGCGACACATGACCTCCTGCCGCAGCTCATAGACCACCGCTCTCGCGGCGTGGTGCCGCCCCAGATACCTTGCCGGTCGGTGACGCCGACACCGCCCTCCATTTGCAGCGCCCAGGCAAGGCAGGCTGTAGCGACTGGGCATCGGCGGCAGACGGCCTTCGCCTGGTCGATCTGCGTTCGGTAGCGGGCCGATTCGCCGCAGGGATCGAAGAGTTTCGGATCCTCGCGGCGGCATGCGGCTTCGGCGTGCCAGGAGGTTGCAGACACGATCCTGGCCAGTTCAGATGTCGCGGGCGAGGGCGCGGAGCTGGCGAGCTGCGCGGCTGGCATTGCGCTCGGCGTCACGAAGCACGCGGTCGGCCTGGGCGCGGAGGGCTTCGGCAACGGCGGGCTTCATGGCCTTCGCGTCGACCTTGGCGTCACACAGCTCGACGAGCGCGTTGCGGACTTCGGTGAAGAGGCCGATCATCTGGCTCTGCCATGCGATCTGGCCCGCGCGGGACTTCGGGGCGGTGGACGCCTTGAGTGCGTTGTACGCCTTGGTGAGCCGCTTGTCGGCGGTCTGGACGCGGGCATCCTTGCGGCGGTCGGCGGTCGAGTAGAGGGCGCCCCACAGGTAGTTCTGGTTGGCGGAGTCGACGTAGCGGCTGCCGTCTGTGTCGATGCGGATCATCCGCTGCCACTGAGTGTCGAGCGCGCGGACGTCGTCGTCGGTTGCTTTGACCTTGGCTGCGATGTCACTGACGAGAACCTTAGTACCCATTTTCATCTCCCCTGCCTGCGGCTCGTTTATGTTTAACAAGAATGGCGCACACCTCACCCCTTGTCAACTCGTCACACCAGATGGATGCTAGATTCTGTTAAACACTTACCGAGGGGGAACGATGGGGCGACCCGCCACCGGCAAGACCAAGGTCATGGGCTTCCGGCCGCCCAAGCCGCTCCGCGACAGGTTCGAGCAACTCGCCGAAGCTGAGGAGCGGACGCCCTCCGACGCGCTCGTCGAGGCCATGCACGACTGGGTCAAGAAGAAGGAACGCGAACAGGGAACGCAGCCGCCCTCGCCATGAGTCTCTGACAGTGCCCGTCGATAGAATCAGGGCGTGCCCCCCACTTCTTCCGAGCGTCCTCCGCTGTGCTCGGCCGCCGAGTATGCGGCCGAGCTCAACGAGCGCATTCGCGCCCTGTGGTCCGGGCGCGGGTATCCGGCGCCGCCGCTGTCGGAGGCGCAGCGGAAGGAGTACCAGTGGCTGCTCGCCGAGATTGAGCGGGTGAAGCGGGGCGACGTCACCACGGCGGCCTAGCATGGCTGCATGGACGAGAAGCCGCTGCCTGCCGGAATGATCCGCTGCGTATTCGTCGGCGGCCCCCTCGACGGCAAGACCACAGACGTCGACGCCTACCTGTCGTGGCAGACCCCGCCCGAGCAGATCACGGCAGCCCATCCCCTGGAGTCCCCCGGCTTCGAGCACATCTACGTGAAGGACGGCGACGTCGAGGACCGCCCCGGCGTCGGACGTCACCTGCGGATGCGGTACGACCGGAAGCGGCCCGTTCCTCCACCAAGCACCCAGAGTGCGCGCGCCCCGATCAGCAGGCAGTATCAGGCGGACATCCGGGCGTACTGGCCTTAAGCGCGGGGGAACTGGTGAACGATCTATGATCCCCCGGTGGCTGACATCGACTTCCCCCAGGATCTGATCGCGTTGGAGACGACCGCCTGGGAGGAGATCCAGGCCGGTGCGCTCACCGTCGACACGGCGGCGAAGGTACAGGAGCGGCTCACCGCGTTCGCGGCCGACAAGGGCATCGACCGGCATGCCGCCGAGATGGGGCTCAAGCGGGTCGTGCGGCACGGGGCACCCGTCGAGGACTAGCGCTCCCTGTCGTAGCGGAAGCGCCAAGCCCCGTCGTCCGCCCGGCTGAAGTGGCCCTCGTCGTCGACGATCGGCACATAGTGCAGGTGGCGGGTTGGCTCAAGGATTCCGTCGGCGGCATCGAACAGGTCCGCCAGGGACGGCTCTCGCGGTAGGAGCACCAGCAGGCCCGGGTGGGCGCGGTTCAGCTTCACGCGGGATCCGTCACGCGGTCCGCCGACACAGACGACCTCGCACACGGCGGGCACGGCAGGCGGCTCGGGATCGACGTCGGGGTCCCTGACGGCCACGGGGAGACCGGCCACCAGGGCGTCTTCCAGGCGCACGCCGGTCTCGGCGAGGACTACTGAGACCAGTTCCTCCCGGACCTTCTGGATGAGGAACTCGCGGGCCTCGCCGCTCTCCCAGATCTCGCGGGCGACCGGCATCTTCACCCAGGCCTCGCCCGTGGTGAGCAGCACCGAGCAGACGAGGTCGATCGTCGGTGACGGCGGCTTCACAGGCCCTCCAAAGGGTGCGGTACGGGGAAGGCTAGGGCCGTCGTTCCATCTCGGCGTCCAGGTCGAACGTCATGTCGGCGAAGGCCATGCCGCCAGGACCGCCAAGGCTGATCGGCAGCATCAGCACGAACACGTCGCCCTTCGCGAACTGGTAGCCGCGACCGGGGATGGTGAGCCAGTAGCGGGTGACGAGCCGCCGCTCCGGATCGAAGATGGAGACGACGTCGCCGTCCTCGACAGACCCATCCGTCGGCATCGTGGCCCGCGCCTCAACGTGCAGGGCGCCGTTCTTGAACTCGATCTGCGTCACGTCGAGGCGGTGGTCGATGTCCTGCCGGGCGTCGTGCACCGTCACGGTTCCGAGCTTCACCACGAGGGCCCCCTAGAGCGGCGCCCCCTTGCCGGGGTTCCACGCTCGGCAAGGGGGCGGCAGCAGCAGCAACCCGACTGGACTTGATGCTGTCGGTTGTTCCGATCAGTTTACGAGCCGTCGCCGACAATGCTCGGGCGTGTCGACAGGAGGTAGGTGTCGACCTCGTAGCTCTGCGCCCTGCTCGCGGCCAACGGGCAGTCGTCGTCGCATGTGGATTCCTGGCAGAGCGGGCAGCACATGCCGTCCCGGTCCGTCTCGACCTGGTCGCCCACCCGCTGGAGCTCTTCGCGGTCGACATCGCAGCGGAGTTGTTCCGCGGCCTTGCGCAAGGTTGCGGCGATCAGGGAGACCTCGGGGGGCGGCGGAGTCGTCATGCTCGCCAGGATCGCAGACGGCACGCCTCGTCCGGCCACGTCGTCAACATGGTGCCGGTCTCCTCGTCGACGAGGGTGATGCGGGCGTCCGGCAGTGATCCCCACGACCCCACCCACACCGGCAGCTGGTCGCGGGCCGTGGACTCCAGCGGCCACCAGCCGTGCATCACCGGCTCGCCGTCGACGAACAGCGTGAGGTGGTACCGGTCCGGGTTCACGTGAGCCGTATTCCGCGCGGCCGGCCCGGCTCACGGACGATGGCCGCCTTCGCCTCCAGCTCCCGCAGTTGGTAGTGGACGCCGCCCGCGCTCAGCCCGAGCTCGGCCCGCAGCTCTGCGACGGTCGGGGATTCGCCGTCCTCGACGATGCGGCGTCGGATCGCGGCGAGGATGCGGGACTGGACGTCGGTGAGGTGGTCGACTTTGTGCTGAGCCATACCCAGATTAGAGCGCGTGTTCGATTTTTGGTGCAAGCTGGAGTGGTGACCGATCTCCCGCCCGACCTGCCCAGACTCCGCACCCTGGAGACCTGGCTACAGCTCACCCTCGACGAGGTGCGGGCAGCGATCGCGGCAGCCGAGCAGCGGGAAGCCGAACGGCAGCGGGGCATCGAGCGTCGGCCGCCCGCGCCCGACTGGCTGCTCGAGGTCGGCCTCAACCGCGACAGTCCACCCGTACAGGTCCACGTCGGCGGCTGCTGGGATGCCGGGAAGCGCACCCGCGGCATCGACCGAGGTGAGGCGCTGCGGGCCCTCGCCGACGGAGTGAAGGCCTGCGGAGTCTGCCGGCCGGACAGTGAGCTCGGGTTTCTCGACGGGTGACACGACGGCGCCCGCCTCGACGACGGGGGTGACTACGAGGCGGGCGTGCGGCCAGTGTTGCACGGCGGACTGACTGGACGGGCGCCTTCCGTCTACCGTGTCGGGGCGGCCTGTCTCGTTCGCAGCGACCCTTCGGGGCGTGGGGAGTACCCCGCTGGCAGGCCGCACCTCTATGCCCCCTCCGCCTCCACTGCTCGCATTGCCGCGGCAATCTGGTCCTGCATCTTGTAGGACGGCGAGCGGTCCAGGGCGCCGGCGGCCCGGTCGTACCTGCGGGTGGTTCGAGGGTCGGCATGCCCCATCGCATCCTGTACATCCGCCAGCGGAACGCCCTTGCCCAGGAGTGCCGTGGCGTAGGAGTGGCGCAGCGAGTGAGGCGACAAGAGGTCTGCGTGCGGGATCCCGGCAGCCTTCGCAACACGTCGGACGAGGCGGAAGGCGGCCGGCTCATCCATCGGCTGCCCCGTGCTCGTCGCGAACAGCGGCTTCTCGGGGCCCGGCCCATCCCGCTCGGCGAGAAGCGCCTCCACGGCCGCGACTGCCATGGGTACGAGGACGAAGCGCTTCTTGTGGTCGCGTTTCGTCGTGAGGTCGATGACGCGGTGGCCCTGGTCGTGGCCGATATCTCCGACGCGGGCGTTGAGGACGGACCCGATTCGCGCGGCGGTCACGGAGAGCAGAACGAGGAGAGCGTAGGTGCGGGCCGTCTCGTGCTTGCGGGCATAGGTGAGGACTTGCGCCAGCTGCGCTGCCGTCATGCCGCGGGTGGGCGAGTCGTCGGCGGAGACTGACGGGCGCTCCATCCCGAAGAACGGGTTGCGCTCGGCCGCTTCGGCGCGGACGAGGTAGGCGTACCAGCTGGATGCTGCGGCGAGGCGGCGGGCCCGGGTCGACTTCGCAAGCTCGGCGTCGGTGAGTGCGGCGGCGTACTGGTCGGCTTGCAGTGGCCTGGCGAGTGCCGGGTTGGTTTCGCTGGCTGCGCACCAGGCGAGCCACCACGATGCGTCCTTGGCGTAGGCGGTACGACTGTGGATCGACTTGCGGCGAGCGAGCCATGTCGCCGTCGCCTCGACGACGTTGGCCGCGGCGCCGGCATTTCGGAGGAGCGCCAGGAGGGTCTCAGGTGAGGAGGCGGGCGGGGCGCCCCGCAGGGAAAGCGTTGGAGTGGCGGTCGGCTCGAGGAACACCGGCCGTTCGGGCAGTGCGGGAAGGTCGGCCATGGCTACAGGATAACGGTCATTATTCTGTAGCGGTGGGGATCATGATGACTGGTCAGGAAGCCGTGCTCCCCCGCCGCCGTGAGGCGGCGAAGGGAAGGGGCGTCGTCACTCGGTCTCGTCGTCGGGCGGCGGTAGGGGTGGCGGCTCCCGGAACGGGTGCGGTGACAGCCAGAACGGCGGGTCGGTGTCGGCGTCCACGGTGGTCTCCTCAACGGTTGCTGATGGTGAGGTAGATCGACCGTTCGTCGATCAGCCCCCCAGTGGTGGTGATCTGGCAGACCATCCGGTAGGCGTCGTCGACGGTGCCGCCCTCGATCCGCTGGGTGACGTCGGTGTCGGTGACGACGGGCTGCCCGACGGCGGTGAGTCCGTCAGGCACGGTGACTGTGGCGGAGCTGATGGTGTCGTCGATGTCGGCGAGCCAGTCGGTCCAGCCCCAGGTGTAGTCGAGGCGGGCCGCCGGGTCCTTGGTGTAGCTGTCGTCGGCCATGCGGCCTACCTCCGGATTGTCAAAGTGCGGTGTTCGGCGGCCACGTTGAGGCGGCGGGTTTCGGCGGCCACGGTGAGGCGTCGGCGCTCGGCAGGGATCCTGAAGGTGCGCTCCGGGCTGGGCACGGTGGTGGTCGGCGCAGTGAGCGGGTGCGCCGTGTCGGCTTCAACTGCGGTCCCGAGCGCGGCGGTTTTGTGGCCGGTGAGCGGCATCGCCGTCTCGACGGCGGTGGCTGTGCCGAGCATGTTCGGGGCGACGCCGGTGAGAGGCTGTGCGTCCTCGACGGCAGTCGCAACGCCGAGCGTGCCCGCCTTCACCCCGTCGAGGGCCTGGGCGGTGTCCTCTTCGACGGCTGGCGCGAGGGTGGCCGTCTTGGTCCCGGTGAGGGCCTGGGCGGATTCGGTGGTGCCGGCGGCATCGAGGGTGGCCGTCTTGACCCCGGCGATGTCCTGCGCCGCGTCCTGCTCGAGGGCCGGGGTGAGGGCAGCGACTTTGGCGCCGGTGAGGGGTTGCGCGGCGGCCGTCTCTGCGGCGACGCCGAGCGTGGCCGCCTTGGACCCTATGAGCAGTTGGGCCGTGTCGGAGGCGCTGGCGGCGCCGAGGGCACTCGTCTTGGATCCGGTGAGGGCCTGTGCCGTGTTCGCCTCGGCAGATGGGGGGAGCGCTACAGTCTTGGCGCCAACGAGGGCTTGCGCGCCGCCGGTTTCGGTGGCGACACCGAGGGTGGCCGCCTTCGCGCCGACGAGCGACTGGGAGGTCTCGACTGCGGACGCGATGCCGAGGGTTGCGCCTGCGGACACGTCTGCGGCGGTGAAACTGTCGAAGCGCAACGCGGTGTTGGCTTCCGCGCGGATGCCGACGGTCGTGCCCGTGGTGACGGCGCCGTTGGTGACGGAGATGCGCGACACGCCGTTGATGTAGACGGTGATCGTGGATCCGACGGCCTGGATTTTCACGACGTCGCCTGGCGCTGCTGCGGCACTGTAGGTGCCGATGCTGGTGAAGCCTCCGGATACGACGGAGAAGAGCGCCCAGTTGCTGCCGTTGTTGCGCACCGCGTAGCCGGAGGTGAGGTCCGCGTTGCCGCGGCACCACACGCCGTGGCTGACTGCGGTGGTGGCGGCGATGGTGACCTGGGCGTAGTTGTCGTCGCTGGCCATCGCGGTGGCGGCGCGCAGGAGGATCGTCCCGCCCGTGGTGCCGGTGGAGAGCTGGTTGGAGATGATCGACCAGTCGCCGGACACCTCGACCCAGCCGGCGCCGAGACTGCTGGAGTCGGCCCTGTTGAAGTCGTCGCTGAAACTCGTCACGGCTATGCGGTGGAGCTGGCCCGGAAGAAGTCGGTGACGGTCAACGTGAAGTTGTTGCCGTCTGGGGTGAGCGACAGGTCGTGGAGGGTCAGCGGCACGATGCTGGAGTCGGTGCCGGTGGTGGTGTCCGGGTCGAAGCAGATCAGCAGCTTCGAGATCGCGTTACCTGTGGGCGCCGTCCAGGTCTGGTCGGCGAAGTCCAGGGCTACGCGGTCGTTGGTGTCGTCGACGGTGACGGTGCAGGCGGTGACCGTCTTCCTGCCCATGGTCGTCTGCTCGTTGGTGGTGCCCGACAGGAACGCTGCGAGGTCGTCCTTGTCGCGCAGGACGGAGTCCGCTTCCAGGCCCGAGGTTTCGATGGGGACAAGGATGAGTGCGGCGTTTCCGGTGCCGACTTGTTCGGCGTACCGCTTCATGTAGCCGAGGGCGATGTTCAGGACGAGGTTGGCCATTTCGATCTCCTATGTGGGGTTGTCAGGCTGCCGCGCGGGCCTTCCTGACGTGGTGCGTCGGCTGAGCAGGTTGAGTGGCAGCAGTCCCGTCGACTGGGTGTCGTTCTGGGAGGGCTTCTGGTCGCCCGGGGAGGGCTTTGGGTCGCTGGAAGTGGGTGACGGGTCTGGGCTGGACGTCGGCTCGGACGTGCGGGTGCACTGGTAGCGGGGGTTGTCGGGGTCGAAGTCGTCGACCGGAACGCACCGGTACTCGGCGCCGTCCTGGTCCGTGTACGTCCACTGCGACGGCGGGGCCCCGTTCTGCCCGTCGGTACCGTCCTTGCCGTCCTGGCCGGCCGCGCCATCGGCTCCGTTCGCACCGGCAGGCCCGGTCGGGCCGGGGATGGTGGAGTCGGATCCGGGGGCGCCCGATGGTCCTGTCGGCCCCGGTGGCCCCGGGCTGGGGGTGATGGTGGGAGCGTCCTTGCCCGGTGCGCCAGCAGGTCCGGGCGGACCCGAGGGGCCGCGCGCCCCGACCACGGTCTCGCCTGGCTTGCCTGGGCTTCCGGATGGTCCGGCTACCGGCGTTCCGCCGAGGCCTTCAACCTGCCGGGCGAGAGCATTGCCGCGGGCCGTCTCGTAGCGCAACTGCTGGGCCTGGTCGACGAAGAGGACCGTCAGGCCGGCGAACAGACCGAGCGCGAGCAGCGCGGTCACCAGCCCGAGCCACTCGGCGCGCGGCAGTCTGCGCGTGTGCGGCTTCTTACGAACGCCGGTCACTTTGCCACCACCGCCCAGATCGCGATCGCGCTGGACACCACGGCCACCAGGACGGGGATGATCGCCGAGTAGAGGCGCTGTTGCCGGTCCCGTTCTCGCCGGTCTCGTTCATCGCGCTGGTACTGCTCGAACGAGTTCTCGAGGGCGGCGTTCGCGTCCCGTTCCTTCTGCAGATCCTGAGCAAGGGCGTTGATCCGCTGGTCGGTGTACGCGCTCTGTAGCGCGTACACCTCGGTGGAGACCACTTTGTCGAGGCGGGAGTTGATGCCCTGGCCCATGGCCTGGATTTCATGGCGAAGGGCGTTGACGGTGCGCCCGAGTTCGCCGACAGACAGCTCATCGGGCACTCGTGCTCCTGGCTAGAGGACCGGCTTCGCGGGCTGCGAGGCGGTCGCGGTCGGGCTGGCCGGGGAAACCTGGCCGCGGGTCAGGAAGACGAGGATCGCGACGACGAGGGCGTTCAGTGAGCCGACGGTCTCGGGCGCCACGTTGAAGTGGAACGTGGCCAGCAGGGCGACGACGACGGTGACGAGGCCGGTGAACGCCGACGGGGTCACGGGCCGGGTGATGGCGGCGGTGATGGCGGCGAATACGCCGGAGATGACGGCGACGATCGCGCCCGCCTGCTCGCTGGACAGGCCGACGTTGAATGTGACGGCGAGAGACAGGGCGGCGGAGACGATGCCGAGGACGACAGCAGGCTCACGGCCGAAGATACGAAGGGGCATGGCGGGTTCCTTCTGGTCAGGCGATCACGTCGAAGCCGTACTTGGCCCCGAGCTTGGTGAGTGAGGTCGGGCCGGGGATGCCGTTGGCGTCGGCGCCGGTGTAGCCGAGGTGGCGCTGCCACTTGGCGTATGCGGCGACGGTGGTGGTGCCGAAGGAGCCGTCGCCGGCGTAGGTCTTGCTGAGGTAGCCGAGTTTGACCAGGGCGGCCTCAACGAGGTTGGCGCCGGCCATGTACGTGACGTGGCCTTGGCGCGCGCCCGGGTCGGTCTTCGCCGCGGTGACGAGGCGGGACAGGTCCACGCGCGGCTTCGACGGCGTCGGCCGCGGGGTCACCGGCTTCCCACCCACCGCCAGCTGCCGCTTCACGTCCGCACGGAAGACGTCCATGTCGAAGCTGGGGTCGATCTTCCCGGGCTGGCATTCCTTGTGCCCGGCGACGGACTTCTCGGTCCAGCCGTGCGCCCGGCAGATGGCGGCTGCCCACAGCACGGCTTGCGTGTACTGGCTGACCGGGTAGGGGTCTCGGCTGTCGCCCCGGTTTTCGATCTCCAGGCCGTACAGGCAGTCGTTGCCGTCGTAGTTGGCTTGGTCGTCCTTGGGGAGCGGCGAGGATTCGGCGGTGAGTGCGTGGATCACGTCCAGGTCGACGAGTCCGGCGTGGTTGGCGCGCCCGTTGCCGATCATCCACAGTCCGGCGGTCTTCCCGAGCCAGGAGTGGCAGAGCGGGCCGGGCAGATCTGAGCGGCCGTTGTAGCAGACCTCGCGATCGTTCTGCCCGGCTGTGTGGTGGATGAGCACGCCGACAACGGGCCCGAAGGCTTTGCCGGTTGCGGCTTCGCGGTTGTGGGTTGCCCAGCCGGTGTGCTCGTGGACGGTGAGGCCCTCGGCTTTGAGTGCGGCGAGCATTTTTGCGGGAGTGAGTGGTGTGGCCATGCGGGTCTCCTCTTATCACGCCGTCACCTTCGAATCGTAGCCTGAACCCCGCCTTTCACCTACGAATCACAGGTATCCTGTGGTCAGGTTCTGCTCAGAGGACCAGTGGCAGGGGCGCGGCCGTGCGGGGCTACGCCCCTGCCACACCAAAACCCGCACCCCACCCGCACCAACCCGCACCCAGGAGTTGCCGCATGGCTCGCTTGCAGATCCTCGAACTCCCCCAAGGCGCCAACGACGACCGGCCGCCATTCCTGCTCGTCGTCGACCAAGCGGCCGATGACGTCGCGGCCAGCCTCAACGCCCCTGATGGCAGCCTGCGCGAGGGGCTCGCTGAAGAGATCGGCGCCCGCTCCATCCTCGTCTTCCGAGAGTCCGTCGAGATCCCCGCCAACGGCCCGTCACCGGACGCGGATGAGGCCGAGGTCAGCGAATCCGACTTCACGGAGATGGCTACCGCCGTCCGCCGCGCCCTCGGCATCGACATGACCGAGGCCGGGGTTGAGCCGGACATCGCAGGCTGGCTGCTCGCGGCCTGCCGGGAGTTGGAGAAGTCTGAGGCCGCACGGAGGCACCTCCGTGAGGAGCGGGTCGAGGCCCGCCAGTGGGCCCGTCACGGCTACGAGATCGGGCAGAAGCACTGCGGCTGGTCCGACCACGGCGTCGCACCCGACTGGCTCACCGAAGGCTGGCCCCCGCACATCGACTCCTGTGAGCACCTGGAGCAGATGGCCGAGTTCGACGAGGCGTTGACCCGCGTGCGGGGCCTGTCGACGGAGCCCGAGGTCATGAACTCCGAGCAGGAGCACCCGAACGTCTGGCTGCACGGCTACAAGTGCGGGGTCCTCGCCGCGAAGGCCGCCGCCCGGCCTCAGGCCGAGGAAGCGAGGGAGTCATGACGGTCATCTGTCACGCGTTGGGCCTGCTGTTCGCGTTCACCGTCCTCGCCCCATACGCGCCCGTCACCTACGACTACCAGCACGTCGTCTGGAGTGCGCGATGAGCGGCGGCAGCTTCAACTACCTGTGCAACACCTGGGACCTCGACGGCCTACTCACCAAAATGGGCGACCTCGAAGCCATGTCCCAGGCGCTCGCCGCACTCGGCTACGCCAAAGACGCCGCCCGCGAGACCGAGGAACTCCTCGTCATCCTCCGCCAGTGGCAGGTGCAGACCGAGGTCCGGCTGGAACGGCTGACCCCGGTCTGGAAGGCAATGGAGTGGTGGCGGTCCTCCGACTGGAGCGAGGACGACCTCCGTGAAGAGCTCGCGAAGTACCGGGGAGAGGAGGCGCCGTGAACACCGCGATCGCCATCACGCTGATCATCGCCGCCGCCCTCCTCCTCAACTCGGCGATCGTCGCCGCCCGCGACACCGCGAAGGCCAAACACCGTGCCAGGCACTGCGACGGCTGCACCTGCGGCAACAGCAAGGAGACGCCGTGACGCAGACCGTCGAACCCGCGCACCCCGCCTACGCCATCCCTGCCGCCCTACGCGGCCCCGACTGGCGCGACCCCTACAACCACATCCCGCCCCTCGACGTGTTCGCATGGTCCGCCGACAAAAACGGCTGCGGCTACTACCGCACCCAACTCCCCATGCAGGGCCTCGCCGCACTCGGCTACGCCACCCACCACGCCACCCGGCTCCCCCAACCCGTCCGCCACAACCGGGACGTCACCGTCATCGGGCAGCGCGTCTGCGACCCCAACCCCAGCATCATGTGGCAGCAGCTCGCATCTGAGGGCCGCCACCTCATCTACGAAGTCGACGACGACCTGTTCACCGTCGACCACCGCTCCCCCGCCGCCCACCAGTACTACGGGCGGCCCGAAGTGCGCGACAACATCCGCCGCAACATCGAAGTCGCCGCCGCGGTAACGGTGACGACGGAGCCGCTCGCCGACATCGTCCGCCAGTGGAACCCGAACGTGCACGTCATCCCCAACGCCGTCCCCGACTGGCTCATCGACCACCAGATCCCGCAGCCCGACGACGGCACGATCACCATCGGCTGGGGCGGATCCGCCACCCACGGCATGGACTGGGACCACACCGGCCAGCAGATACGGCGCCTCCTCCAACGCGAACCAAGCACCGTGCTGCACTGCATCGGCAACGACTACGGCGCCCTGCTCAAAGCCCCGCGCCGCAGGTTCACGCCGTGGCAGCAGAGCGTCGAGGACTACTACCGGGCCATCGACTACACCATCGGCGTGATCCCCCTCCTGCCGCACGTCTTCAACGTCGCCAAGAGCGCGATCAAGGCAACCGAGGCCGCGGCCCTCGGCATCCCCGTCGTCGCCAGTGCCGTCCGGCCCTACGAGGACTTCGTCCAAGACGGCACCACCGGCTACCTCGTGCGCCGCGACCACGAATGGGCCACCGCCCTACGCACCCTCATCCACGAACCCGACATGCGCGCCGAGATGGGCCTCGCCGCCCGCGAACAAGCCCGCCGCTACACGCTCAGCGCCATCGCGCCCCTCTGGGAGAAAGCCCTCACCGCATGAGCGCCCCGCTGAACCTGACCGCGGAGCAACTCCGCAAGCTCGGCGCCGTCCTCGACGAGCTGACCGAGATCACCAAGAGCCACGGAGTCAGCTTCACCCCGCACACCCGACTCGAGCTCGGGCTGGACGACAACGTGCTGACGGCGTCCTGGGACGGCAGCGCCTACGTCATCGACGACCGCAACGGAGACTGACCGCCCATGAACCTCACCATCCCGGCCGCCGGGCGCGCCGCCTTCCAGAACGCGGCCCCGTTCCCCCACGCCGTACTCGACGACCTGTGGGACCCCGACCAGCTGCGCGGGTGCGCCGCAGAGTTCCCGCCCGGCCACGACCCCCGCTGGACCACCTACCCGGATCCGAAGGAGTACGGCAAGCGCGCCGGCGACTCCCGCATGTGGGGGCCGGCCACGAAGCAGTTCTTCGAGCAGGCCCGCTCCGCCGCCGTCTGCAGGCAGCTGGAGGAGTGGACGGGGATCGCCCCGCTGACTGCGGACGATCTCGGCGGCGGGATGCACATGACGGGCGAGGGCGGCCGGCTCGCGATGCACCGGGACTTCAACCGGCACCCCACGCTGCCGCTCGAGCGGCGACTGAACCTGCTCGTGTTCCTCAACGAGGAGTGGGAGCGGGAGTGGGGCGGCGTCCTCTACCTGGGCGCGGAGCGGGAGGTTGAGGTGCTGCCGCTATTCAACCGCACCGTGCTGTTCGCGTGTGGCCCGGAGTCGTGGCACGGCCATCCGGAGCCGATCGTCGGCGAGCACTGGCGGCGGAGTCTCGCGGTGTACTACTACGCGCCTCTGCGCGAGGAGACCGCGCCGGGGCACACCACGATCTGGAGCGGGCAGTGAGGCGCCTTTGGCGCGTGGCCGTGATCCCGGCCCGTGACCGGCACGAGATGCTAGCCGACTGCGTGGACTCGATCGCCCCGCAGGTCGACACCGTGTTCATCCTCGACAACCAGTCTGATCCACCGATCGCCACGGCCCGTTGGCCTGTCCAGATGGAGAGCGGCTGGGTGGTGTCCAAGCAGGTCGAGATGGACCCGCCCAACATCAGCCGCCTGTGGAACATCGGCATCAACGAAGCAGGTCGCGACGCCTTCTGTCGGAACCTGCACGAGTGGGACGTCATCGTCCTCAACTCCGACGTCATAGTCCCGCCCGGCTGGGTGGACGCACTGTCGTCGGCGATGCGGGCCACGACCGCGGTGCTCGCTTACCCCGATCAGTGCGGCGGGCGGCAGCAGGTTTTGCACACCACGGCCGAGCCGGTGGATCTGCGGCAGCGGATCACCGGATACGCCTACCTGTTGCGCGGTGAGAGCGATCTGCGTCTCGACGAGTCGATGGCCTGGTGGTACAGCGACGACGACCTTGACTGGCGTGCCCGCATCTCCGGCGGCGCGCTCCTCGTCCCGGGCCTGGCGGTGGAGCATCGGGCGCCGAACGTGTCGACGGAGGAGCGTCCTGAGCTTGCCGAGCAGGCGGGCCGGGATCGGCAGACGTTCATCACCAAGTGGGGAAAGGCGCCGCACTGATGCATGTGGAAGCGCGTGACGGGCTTGCCCGACAGTTGGACGCGTCCTGCTTGGACTTGGGGGCGCCGTGGCGGGTGCTCGACCTCGGGGGCCGGGACATCAACGGGTCGATCCGGGACCTGCTCCCGGCAGCGAAGTGGGTCGGTCTGGATATCGAGTCGGGCCCGGGTGTGGATCTGGTCCACGATGCGACGACGCCGTGGCCTGCGGGCTTCGAGCGCTTCGACATCGTGGTCTGCACGGAAGTCCTGGAGCACGTCGAACGGTGGGGTTCTGTGCTGCGGACGGCGTCGGAGGCGTTGGAGCCGGGCGGCCCGGAGGCCTTGTTTGTGACGTGCGCGTCGACGGGTCGCCCGGAGCATGGGGCGTCGGGCGGCCCGCGTCCGCTGCCGGGCGAGTGGTACGGCAACGTGTCCCCTGCCGCGCTCCGTGACGCGCTGGTGGGCCTGTTCCGGTACTCGCACGTCGAGTACCGGGCGAACCCTGGGGACGCGTATGCGTGGGCTCAGGGGGTGCTGCGGTGAGCGACATCGTCGAGTTCCTGCGGGCGCGATACGCCGAGCGGCGGGCCATCGCTGAGGCGGCGGCTGGGCTGCAATGCGACCCGGAGAACGGCTGGGGCATCACGGACTCCAGCATCTATGACCCGGCAGAGAAGCGCCGCTGGATCTCTCCGCACATCGGCATGCTTCACGAGTCCGAGTCTGCCGAGCACGTCGTCGCCAACAACCCTGCCGTCGTACTCGCGGACCTGGACGCCAAGCTCGCCATCCTCGACGAGCACCAGAACGTCAACGACGGCAGCTGCGGGACCTGCGTCGACGGCGGTTGGGGCTATCCCACTCACGGCGGGAGCGTTCCTCAGGGATACCCGTGCCGGACGCTCCGCCTCCTCGCGGTGCCGTTCGCCGCGCACCCGGACGACGAAAGGTGGCGGCCGTGAGCCCCGTGCGCGACCATGCCGCGCGTGAGATCCTGACAGGTTCCCCACCCAGAAGGAGCCACCCATGACCAGCAACCCCACCCCGGACCGCGAGACCGCCGTCCGCAACCTCGAAGCCCTCATCGCCAAGCAGGGCGACCCGCCCCACTACCTCGAAGACGAAACCGGCTACCTGGACGGCCTCAAAGACGCCCTGCGGATCCTCAACGGCGAACCGCCAGCCAACGACCGAAGCGAGAGCTGCGCGTGACCAAGAAGCTTGACATCACCGTCGCCATCCCTGCTCACGCCGCCCGCGTGGAGAAGGGGATGCTCGACCGGGCTGTGAAGTCGGTCGAGAACCAAATTCATCCGGCCGCCGACATCAGCATCGCCATCGACGAGAACGGTGACGGCGCGGCCGTGACCCGGCAGCGGGCGCTGGACGCGGTGAAGACGGAGTGGGTCGCGTTCCTCGACTCGGACGACTGGTTCTACCCGGAGCATCTGAAGGTGCTGGCGGCCGGGGCGAGGATCTTCAACGCCTCCTACGTCTTCAGCTACTACATGGTCCACTTCCCCGACGGGAAGCCCTGGCCCGCCAACGATCCGTTGGGTCACTTCGGCAAGAGCTTCAACCCCCAGGCTCCGCACCAGACGACGATCACCACGCTCGTGCGGACAGAGCTCGCCAAGAAGATCGGATTTCAGGACCCGCCAGAAGGTGCGGAGATCGGTGGGCACCGGGGCGGCGAGGACTGGTTCTTCACCGTGGGCTGCGCACAAGCCGGGGCGAAGATGGTCCACATTCCGAGGCGCACGTGGGCCTGGGTTCATCATGGCGCGAACAGCTCCGGCATCCCCGGGCGCGGCGACGCGGCAGCGAGGCGGCTATGACCGGGCAGCCGCAGCCAGCTCTCCGTTACGTCGACGGTCGACACATGCAATGCAAGGACATCCCCGACGACGTCCTCGTCGGCGCCATCCGCCGCACCACGCCCGTCACCGCCAGCGGCTGGCGGATGCTGTGGCACGTCCGCGACGAGCTGGAGGCGACCATCGGCTGGGTGCCCCGCAACCTGCTGATGGCGAAGCTGCGGAAGGTCTGCAGTACGGGGAAGGTCGGCGGCTGCCCGTGTGGATGCCGTGGCGACTTCCATCTGCCAGAAGACTGCGACGACCCGAGTTGCTGCCCTCAGAACTCCACCAAGGGTGCAGCGTGAACGGCCCGTACCACTACCGCAAGGGCGAACGCCTTCTCGCCGAATCCGAGGACACCAGCGCCGCCTTCAAGGCAGACGAGGCCCGCGCTCTGGCGGCGCAGGCCAGCGCCCACTTTCTCGCCGCCCTCACCGCCAGCCACGCCACCAGCGCCCACCCACGCAGCACCAGCTGGGACCGCGCCATCAACGCACAGGAGCAGCCGTGACCCACCGCGACGACGCCGAAGCCAACCTCACGGCCGTTCAAAACACCCTCGCCGAGATCCAAGGCGTCCCCACCGCCGCGGACGTCTCCATCGCCAACGCCACCCGCGCCCAAGCGATTGCGACGGCAGCCGTGGCCCAAGCCATCCTCGCCCTCGACGACACCCTCAACCGGCAGGAGCCTCGGCCGTGACCCAGATCAGCATGGAAGCCGCGTTCCCCACCTTCCAGAAGAAGACTGTCGAACTCTTCGAAGCGAACATGCTGCTCCAGGCGCAGCTCGACGTGCAGGAGCGCGAACTCGTCGCCTTGCGTGAGGAGAACGAACGCCTCAAGCAGAACGGCCCGGAGCACGCCTCCAGCCCGGACTCCGACCTCGCACCGCTGCGATCGGTCGGCGAGGAGGGCTAGGCGACCCGCTCGCCGGCGAACCCGCGGCAGGTGATGGTGTTCGACGACGAGGCGGCGCTCCATGTGGCGCACAGGACCATGTCGTTGGCGATGGTTGTGTCCCGGGTGACGGGCGCCGCGGTGATGGGCCCGACGGGGGTGTAGGTCGTCACCGACGTCAGGAAGTTGTGCGTGTACTTCGCCATCGGCGCCCACGTTCCGGATCCGCCCGTGGTCGCGCACGCGAGGTAGAACTCGGCCTCCCAGAAGCCGTCGGTCGCCCCGGAGCGGACGGTGACCGCGGGGAACGTCACCATCGTCGCCCCGCCCGTGCCGCCCAGCTTGCACACGAACGTGATCGTCGGCGTGCCCGTCACGCCCAACGTGCCCCACGCTTTGATCCGGTACACGGCGCCGGCGACCGCATCGGAGGCGGGGATGGTGTGGGTGGCGATCGCTGTCTGCGTCGTCGTGTTCGCGACCGTGGTTGCTGCGGACAGGAGGGGCCGTGTGGTGGCGGATCCGATGGTGAAGTTGCCGTCGACGATGAAGGCGTCGTTGGTGCGGAGGACGTTGGCGGCGTTGCGGAACAGGTTGCAGTCGGCGCCGATGACGAGCTGCGCGGTGGAGGCGAGCTTCAGGTTGGAGGCGAACGTCGAGCTGCTGTTGGGGATTTCCACCCAGGACGCGGAGGCGGGGGCGGTGCCGTTGGAGAAGAACGTCGAGTAGTTGGTGTCGGACTGGGCGATCGGCTTGCCCGAGTAGGGGGATGACGGCCTGGTGGATGAGGTGACGACCTGGAAGCCGGCTGCGGCGTCGACACGATCCCAGTTCTGGCCTAGGTCTTGGGTGTAGTTGACGAGCTCCGACCCGTCCGACTTGGACTTGTAGAGCGCGAGCCTGGTGGTGGACGGATCAGGCACGGGGGACCTCCAGGTCGATGGTCACGGGTACAGGCAGGGCTCCGTAGAGGCGGATCCAGCGGTGGACGTCGACGGCTTCGCGCTTGGCGCGGACACGGTCGGGGTCCATGCCGTGGTTGCGGTAGATGTGCGGCAGCAGGCCGTCCGGGTCGGTGACCCGAACCCGGTCCGTCTTCACGGAGGCGATGCGGGAGCGGTGCGCGTCCCGGGCGGAGGTCGTGGATGTGGCCTGCTGAAGGGTCGGCCCGTGCCGGTCCTGCGCCTTGGCGGCCACTGGAGCCTTCACGGGGCGCGCCTTCACAGACGGAGGCAATGTGGGCGCGTCGGTCTCCTGGTAGGGCTCGTGGAGGATGACGTCGAGGATCTCGGCCGGGTCGGTCAGCCCGTACTCGGCGGCCCGCCATTCGAAGACCCCGCTGGGGAACGTGTGCTGCCAGCGGTGGCCGTCGGGGCGGAGTGTGACGACGCTCCAACCGGCGACGCCAGGGGTGATTTCGCCCGCCAGAACGTCGACGATCTCGTGTTGTTCAGCCATTTCACATCCTCCAGCACCAGAAGTGCACGGCCGACCCTCCGGTCGTGGCGATTGCGAAATCCAGGACGGCACTCGTTGTGGAAGGGGTCGCCGACTCGTACACGTAGTTGGCGGGGCTGTCGCGGAGCATGGCCACCGGATACATGGGGCTGTCGAGGGTGGCGCCCCAGGTGATCGTTAGTCCGCCAATTGAGGTGGCGGTGGAGATGGTCCCGGTGAAAATGCCCTGCTTGCTGTCGGCGGAGATGTAGTTGGCCCACTTGCCGTAGTGGGTGGTCTGGCCGCCGACAAAGTCGATGAACTGGCCGTTGCTGTCGTTGGGGTTCCATCCGAACCGGCCGCGTATGACGTCTGCGTAGTAGTAGCCGCCGTCGACCCCGCCGCTGTCGAAGCCGCAATACATGTGGCCGGGGTGGGCCTCGATGTAGCCGCCGCGGCGCTCCGAGGTGACGTCCGCCTTGACGACTTCGAGGCGTGCGCCGCTACCGGCGGTGAGGTAGGTCCGGGAGATGACCTGCGTGCCGCCGCCGTCGTCGTAGGGCGAGGAGTTCATGCCGAGACCGACGTCGACGCCTGAGGAGACGGCGTTGATGTAGCCGTAGTCGGTGCCCGTGTTGGGGTACCAGCGGATCTCCGGCAGGAGCGTGCTGGTCGGGTTGATCTCGATGCGCTTGCCGCTGGTGCCCGACTTGAGCTGGCCGACGATGGAGACGGAGCCGTCCGCCCCGGCGATCGCCACGGTCTGCGTGCCTGCCGCATTCCAGGCGCCGATGCCGCCGCTGTTGAGTTCGACGCGTGCCCCGGTGTCGGCGGTTTTGATGCGGGCGCCGATGATCCAGTCAGCGTTGATCTGCCCTGCGGTGACCTTGGAAACGGTCAGGTCGGAGATGTGCGCGTCGTCGATGAGGAGCGCGGTCGCTGAGGCGGCGTCGCTGGGGCCGCTCTTGTTGCCGGTCTTGTCGACGGCGACGACACGCACGTAGCGGGCGGAGGTCTCCTCGATCTGCGCGGTGAACACGACGGGGATCTGCGCCTGGATCATGCCCGCGTTCGCGACCGCCTTCCCCTTCAGCGTGGTCGTATCAGGGGTGAAGCCGGGCTCGTAGCTCACATGGACTTCGAGGTGGTCGAGATCGCTTTCGAGGTTGAACGTCCCACCGCTCGACTTGCCCAGCTCGTGCGTGACCTGCACCGCGATCCGCGAACCGGCAACCGACGGGGCGGCCGGGGTGCTCGGCGGGATGTTGTCGGTCGACGCGACGAACGTCGTCGTGCCCGACCAGGCGCCCGTGTTGCCGGTCTTGTCGACGGCGCGGATCTGAATGTCGTAGCCGATGCCCGGCGACAGATCCTGCAGCTGGGCGGTGGTCGTATCCCAGTTGACGACCATGGTCTGCCATTTGCCGTCCGGGGCGGCGAACGGCTGCGCCCAGATCTGCAGATCCTGCCAGCGCACCTGCGACACGGCCGCCCACGTCGCCGGGTAGATCATGTCGGTGTCGACGGCGTACCGGATCTCGTAATGGTCCCCGTCGAGGATCGTGCTGCCGTCGATGTTGTTGGGGGCGTTCCACGACAGGACGACGCGGGCCCGGGTGAAGCCCCGGTTGTCGAGGTAGGCGACCCCAGTGAACGGCTCAACGAAGGTGGGCTGGCCCGGCGTGCTGGTGTCGGCATTCGGCCGCGACCCGACAGGCTCCGTACCCGCACTGGTCAGCTGGCGGGCGAAATCCCCTACCGTCACCGTGCTGGTCGAGTCGGTCTCCCACTCGACGTACTGCGTGAGGTCCACCCACACGCCGGCGGCCGTGCGGTAGGCGACCGTGTACTGGTCGGTGACCGCCCACTGGGTTTCGGTGACTTGGAGTTTGATCGGGTTGATGCGCTGCCCGCGGAAGGTGATCTCCGTGGTGGTGTCGATGAGGCCGGAGTCTGGGTCGTACACCCACACCCGGTCGCCGACTTGGAAGGTGCCGTGGACGTCGTAGTCCGAGGTGGACAGTTGGAGGGCGTTGCGTGTCGACGTGAACTGCGACAGCGCCAACTGCGCCCGCGTCTCCGCGTTTGCCGTCGCCGTATCCGACTCGGAGACCAGCCGGGTGAGCGTGAGGGCGTTGCCGTGGATGTCCTTGTACGAGGTCGCCGGCGAGATGTCCGCGGCCCCGGTGGCGATGCTCGTGCCCTCACCCTCGGCGAGGAGGACGACGCGTGTGCTGTAGTCCTCGACGTCCCGGGTGACGTCCACCGACCCGGGCAGGGCCCTCATCGCCATGTCCTCGCCGGCGTCCTTCGTCGTGATGACGCACGTCGGGGTGGTGACGAACAGGCTGGAGTCCGGGCCGGCGTCCAGCGTTCCGTTGCCGTTGACGCGCCAGGAGACGGGGACCGACGTGGTGGACATGGTGTCGCACACGTAGGTGATCGCAGAGCGGGGCGATTCGTACTGGTGGTGGCCGGTGTACTGGCCGGTGACGCTGTAGAGGGTGCCTGCGGTGACGGCTCCGGACGCGGGCAGCAGCATGGTGACCGCGTCGGCGAACGATGCGGAGGCGGGTTCGACGGCGTTCTCGTAGACGGAGCCCTTGCCGTCTTCGTCGCCGAGCCAGAACGCCATGCCCACGCCGCCGACGGAGAGGTCGTCTTGGGGGGCGTTGGTGCGGCCGTCGTCGCCGATCGTCTTCGTGCGGAGGACACCGACGTAGCGGGCGACATCGCGGGCAAGAAGGTTGTCGCCGTATTGGGCGGGGTTCAGCCGTCCGGGGACGATCGCGACGTGGCCGAAGTAGTCGAGGGCATCGAGGACATCGCGGGGGGTCTGAGGCAGGAGTTTGATCTCCCACGAGCCGAGGGCTTTGAGGACTTCCTGAACGGCCACAGGCGCCTACCTCCGGACTCCATAGACGGCTTCCGGCATCGCAGCCGCGTACTGGTCCCGCAGGTCTATGGCCGCATCCCCTGAGACTGCGCTGCCGCCCCCGGCGACGACGCCGAGGAAGAAGTCCATCGACGCGGCGGCGAAGCGCTCCACGCCGCCGTTGGCGTGTCCGGTGAAGGTGCGCGCGGATCCGGCGACGAAGCGATTCCCGTCCGCGTCGTTGTTGGTGGCGGTGACGTATCCGGACGCGGCGAGGGATGTGTTGTTGGTCTCTGCCGTGTTCAGCCGCACCTTGAGCTCGTCGGGGGCGGTGTTGCGCTGCATGAATCCTTCGACGAAGCGGGAGCCGCGCCGCAGGGTCAGGTCGAGAGTGAGGCGGCCTGGGGACAGGCTCTTCAGGAGGCGGAGGATGACCATCTCCGGGTCGTTGCGCAGCAGGGTCGCCCCGTCCCAGGCGACGATTTCAAGGGATGAGGAGGCGAACACCCCCCAGAGTTTCGAGTGGTATGCGCCGCTGGTGTAGGCCTGGACATCGAGGCGGCCTCCAGCGCCGAGAGTGACGTTGACGAACCCGTTCGACAGGGCCCACCCCGTTGCGGCGAGGGGCACGTCGACGCCGTACACCTCCTGCGATCCGGTGGTGGTGGCCTTGACGCGGCCGGTCAGGTAGGAGGCGGGCGGGCAGCCCCAGCGCGGGGAGGTGTTGGCGGGGACGCCACGGTAGACGGTCATTGCCCCGTCCGCGCCCGTGCGGGTCATCGTGGTCGGGTTCGTGGCGCCGGTGGTGTAGCCGTAGTGGCCGATCGGCGGGGCGTGCCAGCGCTCCCCTGTCAGGGAGAAGTCGTTCAGCCGGACGGCGCCGGTGAGCCGGGACTGGAGGTCGGTTTCGGCGTCGGAGCCGACCCTGTCCAGGCTGACCTTCCAGTCCGAGGTGACACGCTCGTTGAGATGCTCGCTGTACGTCGCGCTGCTGCTCTTCACCGTGTAGTAGCCGGACCGTTCGGGCTTGTCCGTGAACGTGACCGCGATGACCTGGCCAGCGATGAGCGAGTTGATCCCGTCATGGCGTGCGATCACCTGGGCGCGGGTCAGCGGCGGATACGACTCCTGCCCCTCCAGGTCCAGGCCGCGGCCGTCCCCGCCGGACTCGCTGACGGTGAACGTCTCCCGCAGCGGGATCCGCCCGAGCGTGACGTCGCCCCACCCGTATGCGGCCATCAGATGCGGCTCTTGTTCCGCTTGCGCAGTGCTTCGTTCATCTCGTCCACCAGTGCGTAGGCCGCGGCCCGCCGGTCAGCAGGGCTGGAAAAGTCGAAGGTCCCGGAGACGGTGATGTTTTCGATCGTCACGGAGCCGCCCGCGCCGGCCCCGGAGACGAGCTGCTCGAAGAGGGCGGTCTGCTGCGGGTCGAGGATCCGCTCGGGCCGCCCGGTCTTGTTGATCGCCATCGTTGCGCCGGGCTGGAGGAGGCCGCCTGAGTCGTACTTCGCGGCGGGCGCGAAACCCCACCTCGACGTGAACATGGAGTCGTTGTAGCCGCGGGCGGACTTGCCCATGTGGACACCTCGGCCGCCGGACGATTCGACGTTCATCCCGGCGAGGGTGCCCGCAGTGTGACCGACGCCCGCGTTCGTGATGCCGATCATGAACGGGGAGTTCAGGTTGCGTACCCAGCCGGCGGGCCCGTTGTTCCCGACGAAGGAGCCGGTCGCCCATCGGCGGTGCGGCTTTTGGCCCCTAATAACCGACTCAATTGCGGACATCAGACCCGAACAGTCCCAGCTAGGATTCCCATTTCCAGCCCACTGATAGGGCAGCCCGTTCTGCGTCTTCACCCAGGACAGGGCTCGCTGCACTGCCGGGCCGCCGACGGCTTTCTTGTCCTCGTTGCCGAGCCAGCCGAGCATCCCGTCGACGGCTCGGTTGGACAGGCCTTTCAGGAGGCCGCCGATGCCTGCGTTGCCGCCGGGGATCTGGTTGATGAGGGGCCGCACCAGCGAGGACAGGGCCTTCTGTGCGGCGGCCTTCAGTCCGCCGACGACGACGTCCTTGGCCCAGGATGCGACGGACCCGACCGCGCCGCCGATGGCTCCGGTCACTTTGCCGACGATGCCGCCGGAGGCGAAGTGGGGGGTGGCCTGGTAGCGGCGCTTCTCATCCTGCCGGGAGGGGTTGCCGCCGGTTTTGGTGGGCTGGTCCTTGCCGAGCATGGCGTCGATGCCGCGGTGTCCGCCGAGGGCTGTGACTTGCTCGTTGGAGAGGATGCGTTCGCCGGGGGTGAGCATGGCGGGCACGGTGTCGCTGTTCCCGGTGCCGGGGACGACGCCGCCCTTGTTGAAGCCCAGCGAGATCGCGGGCAGGGAGATCTTGCTGTTGATTTTCCCGGCGATGCTGTTCCACATTTTCCGCAGGCCGCCGTTGTACACGTGCGAGATGACCCATTTCACGGGGCCCGCGAACTTGCTCTGGATGCCGGACCAGAGGCTGCCGATGCCGTCCCGCAGGGCCTTCACGGAGTTGAGCATCGACGTCTTGAAGTCGGAGATCTTGCTGCGGAGGGTGGTGAAGATGCTCGTCACCTTCGACACTGCGCTGGTCCACATCGACGACCACGTGTTCGTGAACGACGTCTTCAGCCCGGACACCCAGTTCACGATGGAGGTCTTCGCGTTGCCCAGCGCGGTACGCAGCCCGTTCCAGAAGCTGCTCCACCGATCGGAGACGGCCTTCCACAGGGCGTTCCAGCGGTCAACGATCCCGTTCTTCAGCTGAGTGAAGATCTCCTTTGCCCGCGTCCACAGCTGCGTGAACCAGCCGATGATGGCCTTGACCATGTCGGGGATGATGCTGTGCCCGACGAGCACGTCGTACAGGTGCTGGAACTTGTCGACGATCCACTTCACGACCGACGTGACCGCGTCTGCAAGCTTCGTGATCCAGCCGATCACCGTCGTGATCACCGGCACCAGAATGCCGACCGCGGTCGCCAAAGTCCCGGCCATGAGCGTTGCCAGCTGGGCAATCAGCGGAAGCAGCGGGCCGATCACCTGGAACGCCAGATTCAGCAGCGCAACGACGAGTTCGGAGACGGCAGGCAGCAGCGGGACCAGCGCCAGCACGACCCCGGTCAGCGCAGGCGCCATCTGGCCGATGAACTGCCCGAGCTGAGTCACGATCGGGATCAGCGCCACCACCACCGGCATCAGCCCCTGCACAAGCGCGGCCACCACAGGGATCAGTGCGGCGCCTACAGCGCTGATGACGGGGGCGAGCGCCGTAACGACTGCTCCCAGTAGGTCGCCGATCGGCTTGAGCAGCGGCATGACCGCCTGCACCAGGCCGACGATCAGGTCGCCGACATCGGAGAGGACGGGAAGCAGCGCATCCATGATCGGCATCAGGGCTTTGCCGAGCGCGCTCGCAAGGTCGGCCAGGAGCGGGCCGAACTTGGTTGCCAGTTCCGTCACCACAGGTGCGAGAGCGGCCAGCAGCGGCAGCACCGCCTCAATGACCGCGCCCAGGGTGCCCGCGAACAGCTTCGCGATCGCGTTGACCGCCTGGAAGATGCTCGTGAGGGCCTTCTGGACCTCCGGCATCGCCGTGATCCGGCGCAGCTCCGCGAACACCGCACTGAGCGACCCCAGCGCATCCCCGCCGCCGGCCGCCGCAGCCTTCAGGATGTTCCCGACGGTGCCGCCGATATCGGCCAGCAGGGTGCCGAACTGCTTCGCCACGTCGACAGCGCCGTTGATCGCGTTCTCCAGCGCGCCTGATTTGAACGCGCCCGCCAGCCGCTCCGCGATCCGGTCCGCTGCCCCGCCGGCAGCCGCTGTCAGCCGGGCGAACGCCGGTGAGGCGGCGATGGAAATCTGAGTGAGACCGGTGATGATCTGGCCGGGGATTCGGTTGAGGTTGCCGACGCCGGCGTTGATGCCGTCGAACATCTGCCGGAGCTGGCCGGTCTTCGAGAGTTGGATGACGGCGTTCGCGGCGTTCTTGGCGACGGTGTTGAGGTTGTCGGCCATGCCGCCGAGACCAGCCCTCAGCGGGGGGATGACGGCGGTGGACAGCTGGGTGAACTTGCTGCCGAGTCCGGCCATCAGCCGGTCCTGGACGTCCAGCTTGAGGGCCCGCCAGGCGGCGCCCTGTGCGAGGACTGCGTTCACGAACTCGCGGGCGTTCGGGCTGAGCTTCGCCATGGCGTCGCCGAGCTTGTTCGCCGCTACAGCTCCGGCGGTGTGCGCGTCGGCGAGAGCGCGCGCCGCGTCAGCTACCGCGTCCTGGGCGTCCTTGATGTCCCGCGCCCCGTCGACCGCGGCCTTCCGGGCCGCCTCCCGGGCATCAGCGACGTCCCGCTCGGCGAGCATGACCCGCTGCAGGCCGTCCTGCGTGGTGCGGGCCTGCTCCAGCTCGGCATCCTTCAACGCCTGCGTCTTGTCGATGGCGGCCTGGTTGGCGTCGACGACGCCCTGCTTGGCGTCGGCGACCGTCTTCGAGCCCTCGACGCCGGCCTTGTTCGCGTCGGTGGTCTGCTGCTCGAGGCGGGCCGTCTCGGTCTGCTGCTCTTCCAGGGCCTGCACTGCGCGGTCGTACTGGAGTTGGGCCTTGTCGTACTCCTCCTGCCCGGCTTTGCCACCCTTCGCCTTGACGGCGGCGAGTTCCTGCTCGGCGTCCTGGAGGTCCAACACTTTCTGCCGCTGGTCGAGCTGGGCGTCTTCGAGCCGGTTGTTGAGGTCTTGGAGTTCTTCGGCGGCTTCCTTGCGGGCGTCGGTGAGGTCGCGCTGGGCTTGCCGTGCGGCGCGTTGCGCGTCGGCGAGGTCCCGTTCGGCTCCGGCGACCTGCTGGGCTGCGCGCCGGTTGGCGTCGGCGACGTCCTGGACGGTGTTCTTCAGGTCCCGCTGCGCGTCCTCGATCTGGCGCGCGGCCTGCACGCGGGCTTCCGCGGCCCGGACTTCGGCGTCCTTCACGCCCTGCTGGGCTTTCGCCAGGGAGCGTTGGGCGTTCTCCAGCGTCCTCGTCGACTTCGTCGCGGCACCCGCCGAGGAGGTGGCTGGCGCGAACGCAGCCTTGAAAGCATCCCCGATCCCGCTGGTCCCGACCTTGACCGCGGCGAACGCCGTCGCCAGCGACAGCACCGCAGGGGCGGCCACGGCAGCGGCCGGCCCCATCTGGATCAGCGCCTGACCGAGGGACGCCAGCGTCGGCAGTGCGCCAACGGCGAGCGCGGCAAGGCTAGACAGGCTGGAAGCGAGACGGCTGACACCGCCAGCGGACCCGCTCGCACTGCCGCCGAGCCCCGCGAGCCCGCCGAGACCGCCGATGGTACGGGTGCGAATGTTGACGGTGCGGTCGCGGGTGAGAGCGTCGAGGCGAGTGCGGGCCGCGGTCGTGTCCGCATCGGCCTGCACCGTCATCGTCCGCCGACGCGTCAGGTTCGCCAGCGAGTCCGCAGCGACGCGCGTGTCGACGTCGATGCCGATGCGGACTTGGCGCCGCTGCACCAGGTTGCGGATCTCCTGGGCTGCGACACGGGTGTCGACGGAGGCGCGGATATTGACGACGCGGTCGGCGGTCAGCCGGTCGAGCTGCTGGGTGACGCGCCGCTTGGATGCCTCGTTGAGGTCGGCGTCGATGACCGCCTTGAGCACGGTGCGGGAGTGCTCGTCGGCGAAGCGGCGGAGCTTGGCGAGGGCCGCAGTGTCGTCGATGTCGAGGGTGATGGTCGCCTTGTTCTTCGACTGCCGCAGCCGCTGCATGGCGCGGTCGTAGCCGGACTCGTCAGCCGTGACCTCGACATAGCCCTCGGCGATGCGGAACGCGCCTGCCATCTACCCTCCCTGCGCGACGGTGACCCACCCCGGGAACTGGGCCCGGAATTGGGTAAGTGAGACCTCCGTGGCCTCGCCGTTGCCCTGCCGTGCGGGCGGGGCGGTGGTGCTCGTGCGGGTTGGGGTGCTGCTGCTCGGGCGTTCTTCGCGTTTCTCTTCAGCGACCGCTGCCATCACGCCGCTGTAGGCGGTCAGCCGGTAGGCGAGGGCGAAGTAGCGGCGGGCACTGATATCGACTTGCTCAAGGTCGATGCCGTAGATGGCCAGGAAGTCGGCGTCCAGATCATCGAGGTGGTCGAGGACCCAGATGGTCTGTGCGGTCCGTTCCTCGATCGTCTCCAGCCAGGCCGTGTCGTACAGCCCTTCACGGAGGCGGGTCAGCCACGCCGGGCTACTTTTCCCTTCTCTTCCTCCTGCCTACCGAGGGCCTGGCCGACGATGATTTCGACGATCGCCTCAAGCTGTTCGTCCTCCAGCGCCTTGGACTGTTCCAGCGCCTCGTAGGCGTCCTCGCCGAGCACGCGGATCAGCAGGGGTGCGGTGGCCAGCTCGTGACCGCGTTCGCCTGCCTGCCGCAAGTACTGGAGGGCCACACCTTTCGGGATGTGCTTGGGGATCGTGTACTCGGTGTCGCCGATGTAGAAGAGCGGGACGCGCTCCTCAACAACGTCGTCGTCAGCGGCGATTCGGATGGGCTCGAAGGCGACGTCGGCGCCGCCGTTGGTGGTCTTGGCCGCGGCGCGCTTGCGGGCGGCTGCGGCGGTGGACTGGCGGGTGGTGGATGCCATGGTGGTGCTCCTCGGGACGGGCAGGGACGGGGGGGTGCCGGTCAGCTCGTGGCGTCGGCGATGTGGACCGGGCCGATCGACTGGGACACGTAGTGGGCTGCGAACTTCGCCGGGATGAGCGTTTGCTTGTCTTTCGTGTACGCGAGGTCGACGCTGTCGACGTTGAGCATCTTCCGGCCGATGATCCGGCGCCTGAACTGGCCGGGCGCGTAGCCGTCGAGGATGACCGCGAAGTAGTTCGGCTGCGTGGCGCTCGACGTGACGTTGGGCTCGAACGTCTTGTAGCCCGTCCCCGACGCCGACGTGCCGCCGTTGAGGGTGAGCGACAGGTTCTCCAACGTCGCCTCGGCGAGGCTCGTCTCGATGGTGAAGTCCTGCTTCGTCAGCCGGGATCCCACGCGCATGGTGATCTGGTCGACCTCCAGCTCGCCGTAGGTCTGGTCGCCGCCGAACTTCACGCCGTCCTGCGTACCGCCGAGGTCCGTCCACGCCGAGGCGGGCGGCGTCGCGTTGATGGCGACGTTGGTGTCCGCCGGCTCGGCCGCGCCGAACGCACCCCTGTAGAGAGTCGCCGGGCCCTGAATCAAATTGTCCGTGTTGACCCCGATGGGACTCACATCCTTTGGTTGGTGGCCGCTTCGGGCCGGTAGTCGATGGTGTTGGTCCCCTTGGACGAGTTGCAGGGGCCGCAGAGGGGCTGGACGTTGTCAGCCATGTTGGGTCCGCCCTTAGAGACAGGGATGACGTGGTCGATGGTGAGAGCGCCGTCGATTCCGCAGGCGAGGCACCGGTGCTCGTACTTGTCGAGGATCTGGAGCCATTCGGCGGCGGTGAGTACACCTGCGGCGCGGCGGCGCTGCTTCTTCAACCGTGCAGTGAGCGCGGCCCGCTCGGGGTTGTCCCTGGCCCACTGAACTGCGCCCGCGACGAGCCGTTCACGGTTGCGCTCGTAGTACGCCCGCTGCTCAGCAACACGCTTCGCCTTGTGCCGCTCGAACGACTCCATGACGCGCTGCCTACGGCAGGTCTTGCACTGCCGGTTGCCCTTGTAGAGGTAGGTGTTCTCCTCGGTGTACGGGTGCCCCTGAGCGCAGGCCTCCTTGCGGGCGTTCGCGTTCCCCTTGAGGCCACCCTTGTACTTCCGCATGCGCTCCCTGCATGCCGCACGCGACTCTTCCAGGTTGGCCGCGTACCGCTCGCGGGCTCGCATGTTTCTGCACTCGCGGCAGGCGGTCCCTGCCCCGTTCTTCGCGGTGTTCTCGGGCGACTTGGGGTGGCCGCATCGGAAGGTGTCCACGCGCAGGCTCCTATTCATAGTGACTATGAATAGTCTATCGCCCTTATCGTGGTGACTATGAACATCGAAGGGTTCCTGAGTACTGCCCAAGCCGCCGAGCGGCTGGGCGTGAAGGTCGAGTCGGTCTACACCTTTGCGCGCCGGCTGGACGGCTTCCCGCAGCCCACCAAAGTGGGGCGCACACTGCTGTGGCCCGAAGAGGCGATCGACGAATGGCGCGCCAAGCACCCGGCCCGCAAGCGGCAGGCTCGGGAGTAGCGGTGCCATAGCGCCGATCACTGGTCAGCTCTCCTTGCTTCCGGTCGGCCCGGAGGTGGTCTTCTTGGCAGGTGCAGCCGAGGCCGCGGCCGTTGCCTCGGGCGTCTGGTCCTCCTCGACGAGGAGGCCGTCCGCCTTCAGTTGGGCGTACTCGGTGTCGTCGACCTCAAGCGGCTGGTCGGGCCGGATGGTCGTGCGGATGGTCGGCATCAGCGGTAGGCCTCTCTCTGAAGCGGGAACTGGTGGTGGGCGTAGTTCGGGTGGAAGCGGAGCTCCAGGCAGTCCTCGGCGCGGAGGCTCGGCGGGCACGGGATGAACCGGAGCGGCCCGGTGAGGAGGAACTCCAGCTCCGCGCGCGAGTTGTGCACGAGGGTCTTGCCGCCGTAGGAGAGGAGCTGCCCGTGCGGGGTGTCCTCCTGGATCGCCCACATCATGAGGGGACCTCCGTCCATGCGATGACCAGGCCGGGGATGCTGTAGCGGGCATACGACGAGGCGTCGTCGTTGACCCTGCGGTGCTCCCCTGTCGTGTACGCCGACAGCACCTGCGCCTGCGAATAGCCCGTCGGGAGGGTGAGCCGCTGCGGGATGGCCGGGTGGTCGTAGCAAGCGGCCTGGATCGCCTCAGCGAGGGCGGCAGCCTTGTTCCACGGCGGTTTCTGGCTGTCGGGGTTGACGGCCCAGCAGTCCACGCCGACTGCAGGCTCACGCAGCGGGACATACAGGTTGGGGGTGCCGCCTGCGACGACGAGGGTGCAGAACCCGGACGCTGCCCAACTGCTGTTGTCCTTGGGGAGAGTCGTGGCGACGCGGTCGCCGACGACGGTCTTCAGCCAGGCGGTGGCGACGAGTTCGGGTGTGGCCCGCAGTTGGAGGCTCACGGTGTCCTCCGCTGGAAAAGAGCAGGCCGCAAAAACGGCTGGGCTGCACGGGCCGGGAGGTTGACCTTCTTCACCGGGTGATCGGCGCCCTCCCAGAACAAGGCCAGCTTGTGCTTCGGGAAGATGGTCATAGCAGGCAGGCCCATCTCGATGGCCTCGCAGTAGTTCACGTCCAGGGAGCCGACCCGGAGCACCTTCGCGTGGACCTCCGCACGCAGCGAGTCATGGAGGCGGCTCGATGCCTTGGGGACGAACTCCTTGGCGTCGGACAGGATGGCGTCGCCAATGACGTCCTGCATCCAGGCATTGATCGCCGCATCAACGTGCGCCCGCCCTGCGGGGTCGATCCGCACACCGGATCGCGTCATGGCCGCCTCCTCTCCGAAGCCGGTCTCGTACTCGTGGCCGCCCGGTCTCCCCGGGCTGGTGGCCTGTTCGGTTGTCCATCACTTCGGGAGATCCCGAAGCGATCAGGTGGTACGTCGTAGGTCCAGCCGGCGGTCCACCTGGATCGCTGGGTTCGTCATGCCGGAGACGGCGTCGACGATGTAGACCGCGCCGGTGCGTTCGTCGCGCACCCGGTCCTGGTCGGTGACGTCGGTCCGGGCCGGGACCCGGGCGACGGCGTAGCGGACGATCCGCGGCGTCGGATCGTCGCGGGTGGTGACCCGGCGGGACTGCTCGATGAGGCTCGCCGGGATACCGGTCGCGTGCGGCGTGTCGGTGTCCTGCTCGTCGCCGTAGCCGTCGGTTGTAGTACCGCGCAGGACGGCGAGCGTGGTGGTGGCGACCGCCTGCATCACGCACCCCCAGACAGAGGCGTCCACGCCTGCTGAGCGTCGGAGGCATCCGCAAGCGGGCTCACAAACGACCCGGCCGACTCGAATGCGCTGCGAATGTGCACGATCCGGGACCGCATCCACGACACCCGGCGCAGTGCGCGGGCGGCCATGGGTGCGAGGACCAGGCCGTCACCCTGGAGGCTGGTGGAGACCTGGTCTTGCTGGATCTGCGTGGCATCCAGCCGCGTCTCCAGCCCGAACTGGCCTGCCAGCCATG